GCAGGAACACCTGATCCAGGCCGAGCGTGACGCCCCCGGCTATCAGGCTGGTCATGCACACGATGTCGTTCTCGTCGAACCACAGGCGCCAGGGGTCCGCGAGCTGGCCGCCGCCGCTGTTGCCCTGGGACGGCCAGTCCCAGTAACGGGTGTCATCGGACGGGAAGAACACGCGGTGAAGGTGGCCCTCGACATTTTCGGCCACATCGGTCAGGGCGCGGTCGACGGCGCTCACGATGTCGATGCCCGGCGGGAAGTCCAGGGCGCGCATCGGCTCGTAGCGGTTGCACAAGGCGGGTCGGAAGATCGTCACCAGCTCACCGCCCACGCGTCGCTGACGCGGCACGGCCACGGGTCGTACAGCTCGCCCCACGACCACCAGCCGTCAGCGGTCGCCAGCACCGCGTGCGGGCCGGGAACGTCCACGCTTAGGATCAGGTGCCCTGTGCTACGTTCTAGTTCATGACGAACTATTCGAGTGTTCTCGCTGCGAACATCAGGGCCGCCCGCGCTCGCCTCAACATCTCCCAGCAAGAGACTTGCGAGCGCATGCGCTGGCTCGGCTTCGATGACTGGTACCCGCAGACCATGAGCAAGGTCGAACGGGAAGCACGCTCTGTCCAAGCGGACGAAATCACCGGACTGGCGATGGCACTGAAGACCACCGTCGTTCGACTCATGACGCCCGTTGACGTGCCCAAAGTCCAGTTCGGAGGGGTCGCCCTCATGCCAGGCGAGGCTGCCGAGGTCATCTCCGGCAGTAGCGACTGGCCGGTACCCGGCCAGTCCGAACAGGGCAGCAGCAGCTAGCGCCTCGCCAACCGGCGCCGCCTCCGGCTCGCCCAGCAGGTGCCACAGCTCGCCGACATCGTCACCGTGCACCCGCGCGCCGAGCAAGCGTAGCGACGCGGCCACAGCCTCGAACGCGCACACCGGCAGCGCGTCACCGATAGCGAGCGCCACCACCTTCCCCTCAGCCTTCAGGTGCGCCTCATGCGCCAGGTGCTGCTCATGCTTCACGTGCGCGACGTGCGCAGCCGCCTTCGCCTTCGCCGACAACGGCGGCGACGCCTTGCTGCTCTTCGTCTTGGCCGCCTTACTGCTCGTCTTCGCCTTCTTGACGGTCGTCTTCGCGGCCGCGGGCTTGGCGGGCTTCGTCGGGGTAACCGGCTTCGCGCTCACAGCGGGCTCACCTGCCCGCCCGAGTCGAACCGGACGGCAGGCGAGAAGTCACGCGGGTACCGGAACGAGTGATCGCCGGCGTAATTGCAGTACAGCTCAACCCCCGAACCTGAACTCGTGCTCGGCGCGTTCACCAGTGGCTGACCGCAGATCGGGCAGTCCACCGGCGGACGGCTCCAGTAGGCGTCGAACTCCTGCCGGCTCTCCTCGAAGACGCTGTGCAGCCCCCACCAGCCGTTCGCCTGGCTAGCCATCGTCAGCCGTCCTAGGCGGGCGCCGCGGCGGCGTGCGAACCGGCGGCGGGGCAACGGGCGCGGGCGCCGTCTCGGGCGCGGGCGCTTCGGCAGCCGGGGAAGCGGCAGCCTCGGCCGGCGTCGCCTCCGGTGCCGCAGGCACGGCCACCCCGGCAACGGCAGGAGCCTGCACGGCAGCCGAGTCGGACACGACGCCCAGCCGGTTGATCTTCAGCACCTCGTCCGCCTCCGCTTCCGTGAACTCCGTTGATGGGCACTCCGGGCAGCGCGGCGCACCAGGCGCCGCCTGCGCCCCGCACGCCGCGCACCGCCGCACGGTCAGCTGTCCAGCGCAGCCAGGTTCGACGGGAGCCGCTGCACCGCCAGCCCCTGCACGATCGCCAGCGAGGACCCGATCTGCGCCGCCGCCGTGCTCCCGGCCGACAGGTTCACGTACGCGAACCCGGCCGAAAGGTTCTCCGCCAGCACCGGGATCGCCAGCAGCTGGTAATCAGCCGCCGTCGCCGTCACCGTCGCCGCCGCCGCCTGCGTCACCGCGGTCCACACCTCGGCCCCGGTCAGGTCGTTCGTCGGCGTCGCGTTCGCCTTCAGCCAGTAGTGGTCGATCACCGCCAGGTTCGCCGCGGACCCGCCCGCCGCGGTCTTCGCCTGCTGCAGCGTCAAGGTGGCGTTGTCACCGGACGTGCCCGCCTTGAACTGCACGACGAACAGCACGCCCTCCGCCGCCTTCAGCGACACCCACGCGCCGGTGATCCCGGCCGTGTGGAAGTCCTGCGGGGTCCAGCCCTGGGAGACGTCGAAGTCCAGTCCCAGCCGCTCGATACCAGCCATTTCCTTTTCCTCCTAAGAAGCCGCGCCGAGAATGACGACCGGGCTGACCAGGTCGGCGTTGTCGTCTCCCGCGCCGATCTCGGGAGTAATCGGGCCCATGACCGTGTACCGGCCGTCAACCCGGGCCCTGAACCTGTAGTTCGTCACGTCGGAGGCGAACCCGGAGCCGGCCGCCGACCTGTCCACCGTCAGCTCCATCCGGTCGCCGATCGCGTAGTGCCGGAAGTCGACCAGCGCGATATCGCCGGCCGAGCCCGCCGCGGGCGAGTGGTCGGAGATGAGCGCGGGCAGCCCGAGAATGGCCGGGGCGGTCAGGCGCCCGTCGCCCAGGCTCAGCCACGCCGGGAGCGACGCGGGCGCGCCGCTCGTCGCCGTGCCCCCGCCGGGAACGAGGTACTGCTGCAAGATGCCGGTGATCACCGACTGCGACACCAGCCAGCCCACGCCGTTCACCTCTGGCGCGTACCCCGCCGCCAGCGACGCCGGGTGGAACGCGCTGATCATGTTCGCCAGGTCCGCCGCCGCCGGCAGCCCGGAGGCCGCCCGGGTCACCGTGACCGCGCACGGGGCGTTCAGCACCCCCTGCGGCTGCCCGGCCCCGTTGCCGCCGATGAACGCGTCATCCTCGTACCAGGAGTAGCCCAGCGCCACCACCCGAGAGAACAGGTCACCCAGCGCGCCCGCCGCGTCCGAGTCCAGCTCGTTCGGGATCGCTGCCAGCGCCGCAAGCTTCTGCGCCTCCAGCATCACCCGCGCCAGGCCCGGCGTGCTGCTCGGGATCGCCGCGCCGTCCTGCACGAAGGAAAACGTCATTCCGCCCAGGGACTGCGCGCCGCCCGCCTGCGACGAGCTGTCCAGCACGGGGATGCCCATGCGCAAAGTGCCCATCGGCAGCACCAGCGCCCGGGGCCTGACGACAGCCGGAGTGACGTACGCCATGACGGAGGCCCTAAGGGACTCCGGAACCAAAAAGCCGCCCTCGCTCGGGATTCTTTCCGTCCACGCGTTCCTGATGAACTGCCGGGCCGAGCCGTCCCGCGAGTCGAACACGGCCGACAAAAAGGCAGGCCACGACCGGGCCCACGGCTGGTCATCCAGCCGCGCGCCCGGCGCGTCCGCCCTGTAGTGCGGCGAGTCCCGGAAGTCCATCAGCCCTCGACCGCGACCTGAACAGTCAGGATGGATGATTGACCCTCGCTAGAAACGGAACTCTTGACGCGCACGTACCGGCCGGCCGGAACTGCCACGACTGCCATGTCGCCAACGCCGACGTCCGCGCTCGGCGCGGAAAGCCAGGTCACGTCATCGATTGAGGTGTCCACGACGACGGTGGCGTCGTCTGCGCTAGAAGGGTCTATGGATGCAAAGGCGGTGAAGCCGCTGTAGACGACACCGAAATCGACCACGGAGCCGACTTCCGTCAACGTGGTGTGATTAACAGTGACCGCGTCAACTGGAGTCAGGAACTGCGAGTAGACCGACATGGCTTCCTTTCGTCAGCTCGTGGTGTCGAGAAGGACGTACGGCGAGAGGGTGTTGGCCGACCCGTTCGCCGGGGTGATCTGCGACTGCACCCAAGGCCGCCCATCCAGCCTTTCGATCACCCGGTAGGCGACCATGTCGTTGGCGAACTTGTACTCGGCCGAAGATGCGACCTGCATGGCCTGCCGGTCGCCGACGAGGTACTTGGACAGGTCCACGAACATCAGCGAGCCCGGAACCGACCCGGCCAGCGCCGGGACCTTCTCCGACACGATCCCCGGCCGGCCCATCAGCGTGAACGAGCGGCCGTCGTACTCACCCGGCGCGTTCAGCGCCGACATGCCCGGCAGGAACACCGGCGGCGCAACCGTGGTACCGCCGGAGCCGTCCTCGGACACCGCCATCTGCGCCAGCTCCGGCAGCGTGTCCGGCGCGGCCAGCCACACGGCGTTCTTCAGCGAGCCCGGCCACATCCGCGAGAACATCGACACCACGTTCGCGAACCTGATGTGGTGGGAGCTGGTACCCGTCACCTTCACCGCGCCGGGAGCGTTGGCGAGCCCCAGGGGCTGGTTGACGCCGTCCCCCGTGATAAACGCCAGGTCACGGAAGAACGCGAGCGCCTGCGGGAAGAACGTGTTGAACCACACGTCCATCGCCGACACGCTGTCCTGCAGCAGCTCGTTCGGAATCTCGGTGTAAGCGGTCAGCTTGTTGGCGATCAGCACGAGGCGGGAGAACGTCGGCGACGACGTCGACATCGCCGCGCCCTCAGCCGTCCACGCGCCCGCCACCCCGCCGAACACGCTCGAGGCGTGCGAAGTGTCGTCGATCGTCGGCAGCGGAACCCGCAGGCTGTCCATGGGAATCGTGGTCGCCTGGTCGCTGATCACCGACTCCTCCAGCATCAGCGCGTAGATCTCCGACCGCAGCGTCTCCGGAACCAAAAAGCCGCCCTCGGACGGGATCCGCTCGCTCATGCCCGCGTTGCGGATCTCCAGCTGCTTGGCCAGCTGCCCCTTGAGCGACAGCAGCTTCCCGGCGAGCTCGGAGTCGCCGTTCTGCGCCGCGACCGCCTCGCCCTTCAGCGTCGCCCAGATGAACTGCCGCAGGTTGTCGGCGTACTCGGCGTCCTCCAGGCCCCCGCCGATCGCGGTGGGGCTGAACAGGTGGTGCCTCTCGAACTGCGCCGCCGCGTTCCGCAGCCGCGACTTCGCCAGCGCCCGCGAGCGCTTCGACCCGCCGAACGCCGCGGGCGCGCCGGGCTGGTAGCCCTCCGGTGCGCGGGCGCCGTGCTTGTCGGCCTGCTCGCGCATGAAGTCCTGGTAGTCCACCTGCTGCTTCTCCGCCATCTCGCGGATCGCCAGCGCGTTCTTCGCCTTCCACGCACCCTGGTACTTCTGGGTGAACTCGGCCAGCAGCTCGGGGCTGCCGGCAACCTCGCCCATCCGCCCGTCGTCGTGCAGCAGTTCCTCAAGCTCTTCGGAGCTTTCGGGGATCGCTACCTGTCCCTTCACGTTTGCGCTCCCTTCAGAGCCGCTCGGTACCGCTCCAGGGCGTCAGCCGCGGAGATGCTCGCTGTGGTGCTGTCTTCCGGCTCCCAGTCCGGGTTGACCTGCTTCATCGCCGCCTGCAGCGTCTTCTTCGCCTCGGCCTCATTGGTGAGCCCCTGCACGCCGCCGCGGGCGCCGTTCAGTGCCGCGAGAGCGGCCTCAACGCCCTTCTCGTTCGGCGGGTCACCGGGCGCGTACCTGTACGGCAGCGCCCACGCGGCCTGCGTTGACTTGTCGCCCGCCTTCTCGCCCGCGCAGATCCCCGCGTAGAACGCAGCGGGGTCATCGGATGCAGCGCCCGCCGACCACGCCTTGCTCGAGTCCCACGGGCTGTTGTCGACCTTGCCGGCGTCCCGCACTGCCATCCGGTAGACCGCCCACAGGTCCGGGCCCTCGTCCTTCGCCGCGGGCGGGCGGGGCGGGATCGGCTTGATCTGCTTGCCGTCCGCGTCGAAGTAGTCGTGGTCGGTATCGCCCTCAGGCGTGCTGTCGTCGTCGCCGTCGCCGTCCGGGTCGAACCGGACCTTGCCGTCAGCGCCCTTGACCCAGCCGCTGCCGAGCTGCTCGTCGCCCGCCTTGGCGTGCACCGCCGGGCCGCGGTCGCCGAGCTCCATGCCCTCGTCCGGGTCGCCGTCGCCGTCCGGCGCCGCAGCCGGGTCGTAAGTGCCGCTGCCGCCGCAGCCAGGGCAGGTCATCCCGTTCTTGCCGGTGCCAGGGTGCGGCAGGCGCCCCTTGCCGCCGCACGTCTTGCACGACTGGCCGGTGCCGTCGCCGTCGCCTGAGCCGTCATCCGCCGCGGCGCGCAGCGCGGCCATGATCCTCGTCGGGGCCTTCGCTGCGGCCAGTGCGTCAAGGTCCACGGTGCCCGGGAGCTTCGACCCGCCCGCGATCTCGTCGATCAGCCCAGCCTTGAGCGCGTCGTCCGCGTCGTACCAGGCCGTGTTCTGCATGACCTCGCGCCATGACGCGACCGTCCCGCCAGCCCGGTCGGCGTAAGCCCGCGCGATGACGTCGGAGTTCTTGTCCAGAGCCGCGCGCATCGCCTCCATGTCGGCCGCGTTGCCGGGCCCCGGGTCACCCCAGGCGTCGTGCAGCATCATGACCGACACTGGACTCGCCACCCGCTTCGAGCCCGCCTGCATGATCACCGACGCGATCGAGGCCGCGATCCCGTCGTTGTAGGTCGTCACTGGGCCCTTGTAGGAGGCCAGCGCGTTGTAGATTGCGAGCCCCTGGTCGACCATGCCGCCCTGGCTGCTGATGTGCACGTCGAGCGGCCCGCGCAGCCCGGACAGGCTGTCAGTGAACGCCGCCGCAGAGATGCCCCCGCCGAACCACGGGTCCTCTCCTATGTCATCCATGAGGTCGACGCGGGTAGAGGTGCCCTCGGCGCGGATGCGGGCCCTGAACGGGTATCCAGTCAAGATGCCTCCCTGGCCTTTCGCCGCTGAAGGACGCGCTGGTGAGTGCGTTCGGCGTGGCAGTTAGCGCAGACCACCTCGCACTTAGCGATTTCAGCGATTAGCCGTTCGCGGCTAGCGGTCGGACCGATCACGCCAATGTTGAATTCCTTGGTCGCGGCGTCCAGGTGGTCGAACTGCATCACGTAGTAGGCGTAGGCAATCCCGCAGTCCGTGCACGGCGCCGACTTGGCCTCGCGGATGATGGCCAGGTTCGCGGACATGTAGCGGTGCTTCTGGGCGCGCATCTTTTCCGGGTCTTTGCGGCGCCGCTTGCTTGACGCCTCCGCATTCCCCTTGCGGTACCGGTCCAGCTCCTCTGGCGGCAGCGCGCGACGCCGGGTAATCGAGAGCGCCGAGTGCGCGTCGGTGCAGGGCCGGCATGGCTCGTCCCCGGCCTTTTGGTGCGCCGCGTAGCCGTTCCTCGTTCCGGTGCGCCCCTCCGGGAACATCTTCGTCGGCTTGGCGCAAGCCATCCCAGATGGCGCGGCGGAGGGCACACGGGTACCGTCAGTCATGTTGACCTGCCTTCTACAGGTTGACCACGACCCCCGGGCGGTTGCACCCGTCGCGGGGGTTCCATATGGCGTACATTCTACCGAAATAGCGCTTCTGAGCAGGCAGTTTGTCATGATGCGCCCGCCAGCTGGTTGTAAATGGCCATCGCCCGCGGATCCCGTGCCGCCGCGGCGCGCAGGATCGCCTCGGCCGACGCGACAGCGGCCGCATCAGGAGCGGGCGCGGCACCGGGCGCGAGCTCCGGCACCCAGCCGGGCGGCAGAGCCGGCGACTGGGTCGCGACCTCGGCCATCTTCATCGGCGGCAGCCCGACCACCTGCGCCGCGTCATCCGGGTCAACCCCCGCGTCCACCAGCACCGAGTACGCCGCCGTCTTCGTCGTCAATTCGGCGTTGTCCTGCTCGCGGTTCGCCGGCGTGGGGTACGCGAAGTCGAATTCCACGCCCTGCGCGGTATCACCGAACAGCGGAAGGAACTGCGTGTTGATTACGTCGTCTCGCCACTGCTCAAGGTCCGGCGCGACCGTCCAGGAAGAGAAAACCTCTTCCCCGGTCTGCGCATTGGCCCTGTTGACATCTTCTGTTACCCCGGTCATTACCTTGTGCATTGCCAGTGCCTCGCGGATAATGTCACGCGAGGAATTCCGCAGGTTGACAAAGTCCATGTCACGGGCACTGTGGTTGTTCGCAACCCACGTCGCCCCGGCCTCAAGCACCGCGATGCGGTGCGCCCTCGCCACGCCCCGGTGAGTTTCCCGCCAGCGGCTGGTGAACTGGTCGAATTCCTCGTCATTGAGCGTCGTGTCAAGCTGGATAATGCCGCCCGGCTCAGCCGAATTGACGAAGTAGTTCTTATTCCACTCAGCCGCGTAATCAGCCGCCTGGATATCGGCCAGCACCGCCTGAATCGGCCCGCAGCCGCCGTAAGGGTCCTCAGGGTCCGCGTAGCGGTTGACGATCACCTCGTCCGGCCGCAGCGGGATCATCTCCTGGCCGTCCGGCGAGCGGTACAGGTACCCCGCCAGGTAGCGGTTCCGGTCGGGAACCGGGATGATGCGGTCCGGGCGCACCGGCCACAGCCCCAAGGGGATCGGCGAGGCGTCCTCGGCCGTGTCGACGATCCAGTACGACTTGCCGCACGTCTTCATCCAGATCTGCGACACGTAAAACAGCTGCGAGCGGCTCCACACCTGGATCCGCTTAGGCCCGCGCGGCGTCGGCACCGTGATGCTGGCCGGGGAGTTGAGCACGTTCAGGGCCGCGTGCACCTGGACCTGCTTGCGCTGGTCGCTGCCGCGGTCGCTGGTCGTGAACCGGGCCGACGGCGGCGCCTGCCGGTACAGGTTCCACTGCTGCTTGGCGACCGACCGCGCCATCAGCGACACGTTCGAGTAGACGGTCCCGTTCATCCGGTACGAGCGGATCAGCGTCAGGTCGATATTGCTCCCGGACGAGCTGCCCGGCATGCCCACCATGCCGCCGCCCATCGGCACCGGCGAGCCGGCGGACTGCGACGCCTTCGCGTTCATCAACTGGCCCAGCAGCGAGCCCATCAGGTGCTCAGCCCGATCGCTGAGGCGATCTTGGACGCCATTGTTTGCTTGGGCAGCAGCCAGGGATCCACGTAGCTGCCGGTCGCGAGGTAGCGGAGCTTCGCGACGATGCCGATATCGACTACCGGGCGGTAAGCGTGGCCGTCGCCGGCCGCCCAGCTTCCCCGGGACGTCTCGACTTGGCGGTACTCGTGCTCCTTGCCGCAGTCCCGGCAGGCCGCAGCCCTCTTCAGGAGCTCGTCGGCGGTCACGTCAGCCACGGACCTTGAACTCAGCGACCAGGATGCACGCCGCGGTACCGATCAGCCCCGCGCCCGTGCCCCAGTGCCAGCACGCCGTGTCCGCGAACCCCAGCGCCGCGAGCGTCCCCGTGTGATCAGCGATGAAGCCCGCCACCCTGGACGGCTTACGCCTCGCCGCAGCCCGCGCCGCGAAAACAGCGGCCACCTTGCCGATGAAAGAACGGCCAGACACGCCCTGCGGAACGGCAGAAGCAGCCAAGACGCCCTCCCCTGACGGGAGAGCCGGAAGCGGGCGTCACGAAAGGCCGGAAAGGCGTTTTCACCGCTCCCGGCCCTCGTGACACGCACAGGTTAACATCCGATTGGAGGAAAACCACAAGAGAAGGCGCGACACTCTTGTGCAAACAGGTCACAGGAATGTAGAGGACCACCAAATGACGCTGCTGCGGGACGCAAGCGAGCTGCTGTACCCGGCCGTCTACGCCACCGTCATGAGCCTCGGCATCGACCTCGGCCCCGACAACGGCGGCGGCAGGGACAGCGGCATGGCCAAGGCCGCGCTCGTCCTCGCCCGCACCATCGACGAGGCAGACCCCAAAGACCGGCGGCACGCCGTCCGCGACTGCATGCCCGAGCTCCGCCAGGTCCTCGAATCGCTCGGCGGGTCACCCGCGGCCAGGGCCGTCATCACCGGGAAGAAGGGCGGCCCGGCCGAACAGGCGGTGGACGCCCTGGACCAGCTCAAGCCAAGACGCCGCGGTGCCTAAGCAGCTGCGCGGCATCACCGAAGCGCGCCTGCACCCCGAACCGCTCCGGCCGCTCTCGCGGCGCACCAGCTACGGCTACGACGTCATCGACTTCGCCGAAGCGATCGGCGAGCCGCTCCTTCCCTGGCAGCAGTGGGCCGTCAAGCACGCCATGGAGGTCAACGCCGACGGTACTTACCGCTTCCGCATCGTCCTGATCATGGTGGCCCGGCAATCCGGGAAATCACATCTGATGCGGATGATCACCCTGTGGCGGATGCTCTTCGACGACGACTGCCGGCTGATCCTCGGCACCGCTCAAGACCTCGCCCAGGCGTCCAACCAGTGGAAACTCACCCTCCGCATGATCGAGGACACGCCGTCGCTCGCCCGGCGCCTGAGCTACCACCGGCACGTCAACGGCCAGGAGGCGTTCGGGCTGAAGAACGGCGCCGAGTACATGGTCAGGAGTGCCACACCCGACGCAGGCCGCGGATTTAGCGTCGATGGCCTGATCATGGATGAACTCAGGACTCACCGGGACCGTAAAGCCTGGTCAGCGCTCTACTACACGACCATGGCCAGGCCGAATCCGCTCACCATCTGCCTGTCGAACGCGGGCGACGACACCAGCACCGTGCTCAACCAGCTCCGCGACTCAGCCTTGTCCGGCCGCGACGAGTCCGTCGGCCTCTTCGAGTGGTCCGGCGAGGACGGCTGCGAGCTCGACGACACCCGCGCCTGGCGGCAGGCCAACCCCGGCCTCGGTTACACCGTCTCCGAGTCAGCCATCCGCACCGCGTGCGCTACCGAGACACCTGAGGTGTTCCGCACCGAGGTGCTATGTCAGAAGGTCGACGCGCTCGACGGCGCAATCGACCTCGCGCGCTGGGAAGGGTGCGCCGACCTCGCCGGAACCCTCGACGGCCACCGCGACCGCATCGGCGCCTGCTTCGACGCCGCGCCAGACGGCAAGCACGCCACGCTGGCCGTCGCAGCGCGCCTCGACGACGGCCGCGCCCGCGTCGAGGTAGCCGAGGCATGGGACGACATCAACAGGGCGCTCGCCGAGCTGCCCGGCCTGCTCGCCAAGATCAGGCCCGCGGCGTTCGGCTGGTACTCGAGCGGGCCCGCAGCGGGCGGCGCGACCACCCTGCGCGCCCTCGGCATGAAGTACAACAGGCGCCCGGGCGGCAAGCGCGAGCCGGGCGACCTGCCCGAGGACGGCGCGATCACCGGCAGCCGGGTCACCGAGGGATGCCAGGAGTTCTCCGTGCTCGTCAAGGGATCGCGTGTCATCCATCCCGATGACCCGCTGCTGAACGCGCACGTCAGCGCGTCGCGGAAGCTCAACTCAGGCGACGGCTGGCGCTTCGTCCGCAAGGGCGAGGGACACGTTGACGCGGCCTACGCGGGCGCCGGCGCGGTGAAGATCGCGCTCACCATCCCGCCGCCGAAGCGCCCCGGCGTCCGCATGATCGTCGCGTAGCGCAACATCCACGCAGGTCAATGCACACACGCGAACCAACATCGGCAATCGTCAAATTTGACAACCATCAATGCATAAACATACATGGGCGATGATCTATGTAACGCAACGTGACAAAATCAGGTTTTCCACAGGGGTGGGGAGGGGGATTTAGGGGCAGGCAGGGCTCTGTGCGCGGAGCCCGCTGGACTTGCGCGTTGCGCGCCGTCACATCGGCGTGCATCACATCGACCCTGGTCACTGCATAGTTATACATAGTTGTCGGCCGATGTTCTGTTGTGTTTGCTTCGCGGCTCGCTCGTCATTGCCGGCTATCACCCTGAGTAGTAACCACTTCGTTCGGGGCCGCGGCTGCGGGTCTCTCGGCACGCGGCTGTCGCCGGTCTTGCGCCATCCGCCGCCCTCACCTGCGGTTTTCCTCTCGTGGCACTTGCACGTTCCGTCTCCCGCGCACAGCATCCGCAGGTTGTCCAGCGCGTGGGTGCCGCCCTTGATCCGCGGTATGACGTGGTCACACTGGGTCGGGTGCCGGTGGCCGCATTCCTCGCAGCGTCCGGCTGCGCGGCGCTTGGCGATTTCCCGGTGGCGCTTGTAGACCGGGTCCGAGTAGAAGGCGGCGTCGGCTTTCCGGTCGGCGGCCGTTTTTTCCCAGCCCACGACAGCCTCAGATCGCCGGGTTTCGGCTGCCGATCATGGCCTTGTCGCCGCTGCGGGTGAAGGTGAGCTCAACCCGCTTGCCTTCGAGCGTTGCGGGTGCGCCGTCGTCCTCGAAGAGCCACCATGCGGCGTCCGCCGATGGTCCGGGGCCGTTTTCGGCTTGCCTGACGGGTCGCAGGCCGTCCGGCCATCGCGGGTCGCTGTCCATGAGTTCATGGGTGACCAGGACCCAGTAGCGTGCGCTCATCGTTCCCCTGCCTTCCTCAGAACGGCTCTGCGTCCGCCGGCGGCTCGCCGTACCGCTCAAGCGCCTCGCCCGCGCCCATCCCGAGCGCCGATCCAACCTCGTCCCACCCGATCCCGAGCAGCCGCGCGTAGTGCACGGCGGCCTGCTCGCGCTCGGCGAGCCTGGCGCGCTCGCCCGGGATCGCGCGCAGGAGCGCCATGTGGGCTTCGCGTTCGCGGGCGAGGACCGCGGCGTCCTCGTCGGCGTCGCTCACGGTGCTGGTCGCTCTCGGATCACCTTGCCCGCCTGCAAGACGGCGTTGGCCATGTTCGGACAGGACATCAGGTAGCGGCGGTCGCAGGAACAGCCGGTCACGTCGTGCAGGCCGGTCGCTACCTCGATCAGTTCCTCGCGGGTCGGCTTGTCCATGCTCACCAGTGGCCCAGTTCTCCAGCGAGTGTGCGGAACTCGGCGGCGATGCGATCCAGGACCACGGGGTCTTCCAAGGTGGAGAGGCCGGCTGCCTGTGCCGAGCGCCGGTCGCCTGCCTGCTCTTCGAGCGCCTTCGCCCGCGCGATCAGCGCCCGCTGCACGGGCACGAGGGTGGCGTCCAGGGGCCCGGGCTGCTCGCGTCGCTGCGGTTCGCGTGCCATCAGCGGTCCTCTCGGTGTTGCGGCTCGGCGAACTCGTACCCGGCGGCCTCGTCGCTGACCGGCCACCAGTCGACAGCGCCATCATCGAACTTGACCGCGTAGGACCGGCGATCGGTCTCCGGGTCGTCCATGGTGCCGACCAGCTCGGCCCACTCGCCGGAGCGGAAAACGTACGGGTGCGTTCCTCGAATGCGCTGTCCTGCAACGGGCTCACGTGTCGTGCTCACCGTCGTATCCTTCCTTTCGCAACGGGTAAGCCGGGGCGGCGGTCACATCCGCCGCCCCGGCTGTTTCTGCTACTGGGCCGGCGCGAGCGCCGGGTCGACAGGCTGCGCGGGCGCTGCCGGGTCGGCGGGCGAGGTCGCGGCCGGGGTGGTGTAGGCGTCGTACAGCCCGGCGAGGCCCGCGCCGACGCTGCCGATGAGGCCGGCAGGGATGTCGGCGATCCTGGCGAGCCCGGCGGCGCTCTTGAGGATGCTCGCGGTCTCCGGGTTGGCCTTGATGGCCTCGACGTCGGCGAGGACGTCTTCGCCGATGACCTTGGCGCGGGCGATGAAGGCTTCGGCGTCGGTGATGAATGACATGGTTCCTCCTGCGGGGGTTGCAGCCGCGACGGGCGTCACGGCTAGGTTAACCGGCACTGGTGCCGGGGTCTGGGTGGCTCTCGCGGCGGCTACGTGCTCCGCGAGATGCGATCGGTCATCGTGGTGGAACGGGTGGCGCAGGCGCTCGACGGCTGCAAGTGCCTCGGCCTCGAAATTGCGCATCTCGCCCATCAGTCGCTGTCCTTTCGTGCGAGCGCGCCGACGAGCAGGTCAACGCGGCGCATCAGCTCACGGCCGCGCTTCATCTCGGCGTCGCCCTCCTGCGTGCGCCCGGCCGCGTACAGACTGGCGGCGCGCTGCATGCGGGCGGTCGCCCGCGTGTAGGCGACCGAGACGAGGGCGAGGCAGACTGCCAGTCCGGCGAGGATCACCGCCGCGATCATCACGTCGCACCGCCGCCCTTGGGCGCGGCCCGCCTGCGCGTTGTCGGCTGCCTGGTCGGCGTGTCGAATGGCGGTGGCGCGCCTTTGATGCGCGCCTGCCTGGCCGCCCACGCCGCGAACTCGGCCGGGTGAGCCTCGATCCACGCGGTCAGCTCAGCGTCCGAGGGCGTCCGGTTCCGTCCGGGATCGTCCGCGTGCGCCCGGTCGACCGCCTCCAGGTCGTCGAGCACGCGCGGCAGCACCGCCGCGAAGTTGTCGCCCAGGTCACGGTGCCAGCGGGTGAGCAGCGCAGCCCAGTCGTCCCGCTTGCCCAGGACGGCGGTCACTCGCTCTTGCCCTTCACGATGATCTCGTCAGGGACGAGGGCGATGCTGAGAAACGATCCCCCGTCGCCCAGGGTGAGGCTGGCGTTGCCACGCGGGATCGCGGCGGCGATGCTGCGGGCGCCGACCGTGATGTCGGTGATCTGACCGTCAGCCGTGATCGTTACGGACACCTTGGCGATCTCGCTCACGATGCCGCCGTGATCGCCACGGGGAACGACGCGGCCGCTTCGAGCCCGCCGGCCAGCGCGGTGACGCCGATCACGGCATCCGGGTCGGCGTGCTCCGCCGTGAACGTGAACGCCTTCGACACCGCCGAGTGCGCCAGGTCAGTGAACGAGCAGGTCTCCTGCTGCGTCTGCGGGATGACCGCGCACGTGCCGTCAGCCGGGGTCGCGGTGAGCTTGAAGTCGTACGGGTCGTAGGTGAGCGTCAGCGACCCGTCAGCGGCCTCGGTGCCCGCCTGGACGACGGTGACCGTGAACGGCGCCGCCGTGCCCGTGGTCAGGCTGGTGACCGCCTTGTTCGCCGCGCTGTCCCAGCCCCAGCCGCCGGACCCGGCGGTCCCGTCCGGGCCGGGTGCCATGTCGATGGCCAGGCCGGGAGCGGAGAAGCCCGTGGACTCGTACAGGACGGGCGTCCCTGCCGGTCCCTGCGGTCCTGCGGGACCTGCCGGCCCGGCGGGGCCGGCCGTGCCCGTGCTGCCCTGCGCGGCGGTGTAAACCGTCACGGGCGCTGTCCAGCCGCTGTTGGCGGTGCCGTCGTACTCGTCGGCGCGCAGCACGTAGGCGGTGCCCGCGGCGAGCCCCGTCGCGGTGACCGTGGTGCCGGTGACGCCGCCCTTGTAGGCGGTGTCGTAGCTGTCGGCGAGGGTGTCGGCGTCGTAGACCTGGACGCGGACCTTCGCGTTCGGGTCGGCTGGCTTCGCCCAGGTGACCGTGAGGGCGCTTGTGGTGGCCGTGGTGACGTGCAGGCCGGCGACCTTCGCGACGGGCGCTGTGGCCGCGCTCGCGGTCGCGAAGCCGGTGACCCCTGCGGTGAGCGCGAGGGCGGCGGCGGCCGTCATGGCGGTGGTGCGGAGTTTCATTGTTTCCCCTGTTCGGTGATGGTTTCGGTGACTTGACTTCAGGTCTTCGGCGAGCTTCTTGCACTGCTCGCAGCGGGTGCCGCTGGTGATGGCGATGCCGCACATGTCGCAGGTCACCAGTCCTCCAGGATCAGCTCGTCAGGCTCGCGGAACAGGCGCCGCAGGGCGGCGATAGCGCGGCGGATGCGGGTCATGCGTCGAGCCCCTTCCGGATCTTCGCGGCGGCGTCGCGGCGGATGCGGTTGCCCCTGGTGACGCCAGTGGCGTTAAGGCTCGCGGCCTCGCCCTCCAGCTCCGTGGCGATGTCGAGCATGCGCTCGCGGAGGCTGTCGCGGTCCTGGTGGGCGAGGCGCACCTGCTCGGTTTCGACGGCTGCGGCGGCTTCGTGCCAGGCTTCGCGCGAGTTCCTGTCGTTGGCCCAGTCCCAGGCGTTGCCGGGCCAATCGCCCGCGTCCTCGCCGCCGTGCAGGCGGCGCACGGCCGCCCAGAACGTCTCGCAGGCGAGCTGGCCTGGCGTCTTGGCGGTCACGGCGTCTCCAGCAGCTTGCGTAGCTGGATGGCGACCTCGTACTCGATGCTGGACTTCTTGCTCGGTGCGGTGGCGTCGGCGCTCGCGGTGACGTCTTTGGCGAGCTGCTCGACACCCTCGCGGAGCTTGGTGGCGGCCAGCTCGGGCGCGGGCTGCGGCTCCTGCGGGTGCTCGGCGAGGATGGCGGCCAGCTCGCGGGCGTGGTCAAGGTAGTACTCGCGCTTGCGCTCCGTCGCGCGGCTCCAGTCGTCGTAGTCGCTGACTTCAACGTAGAGCCACGCGGCTATCCGCTCGATCACCTCGGGCGCGGGCTGCGGCGCGGCTGGCGCTTCGTCGTCCACCCACAGGGAGCGCTTCGTGGCCTTCTCGACGTAGGTGCGGACGTTGAGCGCGAGTTCCTGCGTCGCGAACGGGCCGAGGAACTTCTGCGCGCCTGGCAGCGGGCCGTCGCAGATCCACCAGTCGGCCTGCGCCTGCCCCACCGTCACGGCCGCCGTCTCGCCGGGCGCGGTCACGCCGTGCGGGCTGGTGACGCCGCTGGCGGGCGTCTCGGGGGCGGTCACAGGTCCAGGTCCGTGATGTCTTCGAGCGCCTGGCGGGCGCAGGCGATGAGGTAGTCGGCGGCGGCATCGTCGCCGCAGCTCGCGATCGACTTGAGCGCGGCGCGGGCGATGCTCAGCGCCTTCATCGGCACGTTGTCCGCCTCCGAGCCTTCCTCGCGAACCGACAGCCACGCACCAGGGGCGTAGCGGGCTACGGGGTCGCTGGGCCGGTCGGTCCGCTCGATGTCGATCGCGCCGGGGGTGTCGTGGACGTCCCACACGTCGGCGGCGTAGCGGCGTTCCTTGCCGCTGGCCTCGGTGACGATGATGACCTTGGCGGGCTCGGCGCACTTCCCGCATTCCGGGTCGCTACTGGTTTCGCTCATTCCTTCGCTCCTGCCGTTTCGAGTTGCTTTCCGATTGGCTGGTGCATTCCGCATTCGCTGCGGATGTCCCAGGCGTAGACGGCGTGCCCGCATTCCCGGCACTTGTTGTAGGTGGCTGGCAGCGTGGTGCTGCGGGGATGGCACATGGTGCACCTGCGGGCGGTCTCACGGCCGTCGCGGACGAAGTAGACGAGTCGCGTCTCCCGGTCACATTGCCCGCACCACAGCGGCTTCTTGTCGTGCAGCTCGACGGCGTAGAGCTTCCCGGGGCAGTCGGCGGCGATGTGGCCGATCTCCTGGCATTCGAAGCACCTGGCTGGCATTGCGGTTTCTCGTTTCGCTGAAAATTGGATTTCGCGAATTCGCGTACTACGGAACTGTTAAAGCCATTGAGATTTATCTAACGGGGATACATCAGGGGGCACCGTTCCTCGGCCCGCGCAGCTTGCCGTCTTGCCGTCTTGCCGTCTTGCTTTCTTAAACTGTCTTCAACGCCCGCGCGAGGCGGAGCCGGTCCAGATCGGTTCGCGATCAGTTCCAGCTCAGCTCGGGCGGCGGTCGCGATCCACTCGTGAGTGATTCCGGAAATCCGCCGCGTTCCCGCACGTAGATCGTGTGCGCCTCGATCTCGTGGATCGGGCACGGTGCGAACTTGCTCGGCGTCGGGTGGCTGATCTTCTGGTGCTCACGCCACGACGGGCTGTGGATAAGTCGTTCGGCGTGGTCACGGGACGGTATCTTTACCAGTTCTTGACTGTGGATAACCGGGGCGGCGTACCGGCAGAGCAGGTCTTCGGCCACGATCAGGTCGAGGTCGGCCGCGACTTTCGACTCCGTCTGAGAGCGCCTGCGCGGCCACACGGCGGCCTTAACTAGCGCCGTGTCGTCCTCGCCGCGACCGAAGTCATCGAGGTAGCACCACATGCCGGCGAAGGTGATCATCGCCGTGAACGGGAGCCTGTTGACTGGCGCGCTGGAGAAGAACTCCGGCGACAGCATGCGCTTACGTGCCATTACCGAATCCCTTCCAGTTCGCGTTGAATACGGCCATTGTGCAAATCAGCAGGGCGCCATACGTCCCACGAGATTCCGGCTCCGGACAAGCGTGCGCCCCATGCTTCCTGGTCCTTAGTGAGGCGCCCCTTCTCAGTCTTCAGCTCACGCAGCAGGAACCCTTTACCTCCGCAGAGGGCAAGATCGGGCCACCCGGCAGCGGAGCGCCGCGAGAAGAACGGGTGAAACCATGCGACGCCGAGCAGCTTGCACATGGCGATCACGGTTTCCTGGAACTGCGCCTCGGTCACAGTGCAGCCGAGCCGAATCCGTAGTCCTCCGGGTCGGTGACGACCTCGCGCAGCGTCCGCGAGTTGTCCTCCGGGAGGATCGCCAGCGCCCGCTCTGCCGCCTCAATCCGCTCGTCAAGGCTCTCGTCCCAGCTCTTGCGCTTGCGCTTCAGCTCACCGAGGTACTTCTCTACGTCGGCGTGGCGGGCGTCGGGCGTCGTGACGCGCTTGCCGAACCCGCCAAGGTCCAGCTCGGCGGGCAGGCCGAGCTCGGCGAGCACCTCTGCGGGAAACAGGTCGGGCTGGAGGTACCCGGCGGCCAGCTCGAACGCCATCGCCTCGTCGGCCTTGTCGTGCTGCGCCTTGCTCACGTCACGGTCAAGCCTGTCGATCCAGTCGAGCCAGACAGCGCGGCCGAACGGGTCGCCCGCGTCGTGCCGCGCCTGGATGTCGTCGGCGAGGTGCTCGCGCATCTCGGACGCGGACGCGTCCCCGGCTGCGCGCATTGCCCGCCGGGCGGCGAGCGCGTCCTTGAGCCATTGCGGCGGGGCGAGCTTCTTCGCCATTACGCCTTCCTTCTTTCGGCGAGTGAGATGGGTGTTGCAGCATCTGTTTCATTCGCCTGTTTCAAGTCGCCCCCAGCGGGGCGAGATGTAACGGGCAGTTGAAACACGTTCTGAACCGCCTGCGCTTGCTCTGCCGCCAGCTCGTCATGGCGCCGAAGGTCGCGCATGGCGGTCGGCGCGCTTACCGCGAGCTTCTCGGCGATCTGCCGCAGGCTCAGCCCCTGGGCGCGGAGGGCAACGGCGCGGGCCATTCGCTTGTCCTTGTCGCGCCACTGCGGACGCCCCTTGCGGACGTACTTGCGCACCACGGGTCTCTCCGATCGGTCTGAGCCTGCCCGCGCGGGTGTGGACGGGGGCCGCGCGGGCAGGGGCTTGGGGGCTAGCTGGCCTTGTCGTCGCAGCCGTTCTCGCACCGGGTCAGGTGGCCGCCTGGCACGCACGGGGCGGCCTCGTCGGTGTCGCAGCACACGCAGCAGGGGTAGACGCGACGGGTCACCTGCCCCGGCGTCACCGCGCGGGCGACGGCCTCGGTGAACTTGTCGCGCTCCTTGCCGACGAGGATCGCCAGGTGGTTGGCCACGTTGATGACCAGGCCGTCGGACTGGGTGCCGACTTCCCAGTAGACGCTGGACACGCTCAGGCCGCGGTCGACCTCGGTGTAACCGCTACTCACCGGCTTCTCCGCGCGGGTCGCCTTGCATGGCCAGCTCGGCGAGCAGGGCGTCGAGGTCGGCGGCCGTCTTGCAGTTGCGGAGGTACCGCATGACGTCGGTCGCGTCGGCCGCGGACAGGTCTTCCAGGGGCCGCAGGGTGCGGCCGAGGATCAGCGCGCACTTGGCCGCCTGTCCGGCCTCGTCGCGCACGTTGAGCCCGGCCAGCTTGTCGGCCAGGTACTCGGCGGCGGACTTGGCCTCGCCCGCGGGCGGCACGTCCGCTGGGGGTGCGGACGGCGACGGAGCCGGGGTGGTCTCCGTGCCCGCGGGCGAGGGCTCTGGGGTGACCACTGTCGTGGCCACGGTCTGGCGGCGCTGGCGCACCTGGTCGTCGCTGACTCCCCGGCGCCGGGTCACCCTCTCGTACTCCGCGTCGAGCTCGGCGTCGGTCATGCTGTCCCAGTCCTTCGCGGGCGGCATGGCGTCTTCGAGGACGATGCCGCTGAAGTCCTGCGGGAACGCCTTGCGGTAAACGTCCGCCTCGGTGCACTTCTCCAGCATGTGAGTCGGCTTGCTGGCCCACTGGGCGACCGGCTTGCCGTCCTTGACCTGGACGTAGTCGTCGTAGCGCAGCACGGAGGTGTACGGGGTGTCTCCGTTGCCGTCGCGGACGGTGTAGGTGATCTCGCACGCGGCGGGCGGCCCGGCGCTGACCCAGACCTTGTGCTCGCCGCCGTCGGCGTCATAGAAGACGGAGCGGCCGAGGATGCCGCGGACGCCGGCGAGGCGCTCGGCCCGGGTGCGGACGACGCGCCAGCCGTCGATGCCGGTCTGGATCGTCCACTTCTTGCCCCATGACCCGTCGGGCTGCTTCTCCGGCCGGCCGATCATGTAGATCTGCTTCGCGAAGGGGTCCAGGCCGGTGCGCTGGGAGACGTGGAGGAACACGGCGCGGTCGCCGTTGCCGGCCTCACGGAGGCCGAGCTGGTTGAGGGCGGCGTTCTGGTAGTCGTCGAACGTCGTCTGCCCGGGCTGGATGGCGAGCGCCGCGGGCGCGGCCTGCGCGGGCGCGCTGCTGCTGCGGACGGCGACGTCAGTCGTGGTAGTCACTGATCTCTCTCCTGATGCGGGTGGCCGCGTAGTGCGGCAGGGGAAGGTCGCTGATCGATTCGGACCACTTGGGCCAGATGCCGGCGGCCGTGCAGTCGCGGTAGTGCTCGCGGGCGATCGCGTTGCACTCGCGGCCGAGAGCGACGGCCTCGAGGTCGATGCGGTGGACCATGACGAGGTGGTCACCGCTGTCCTCGACGGAGACGAACAGGAAGTCGATCTCGTCGGGGTCGCACTTCAGGCACGCGGCGAGGCCGTCGCGGTAGTGGGGGTCCTGCATGTAGTAGCGGTACTTGTCGACGGAGCGGGCGAACTCCTGCGGCGATGCGTCGGCGGTCTTCTTGAGGTCGACGATGCACGGCATGCCGTCGATGTAGGTGAGCCAGTCCATGCGCCCGCGGAGCCAGATGTCCCACTGCTCGTCGTGCCAGAACATGCTGACTTCGGCGTCGCCCTCTGCGAACAGGGCGCCGGCCATCTCGTCGGCGCGGACCGCGTCGGCGATCGCCTGCGCCTCGGCGAGCTCGTGGGGCAGCGTCGGGACCTTGCCCGCAGCTATCGCGGCGTCGCGGTCGTCCTGTGCCTTCTTGGTCTTGTAGTTCGGGTAGTCGAGCAGCTTGAGCTGGTCGCTGCCCTTGCCGAGGACCATCGCGTGCGCCCTGGTGCCGGCGTCCATCGCCTTGGTGTGCTTGCCGCCGTGCTTGCGGGCGTAGTCGAACTTGGCGGGGCATGACGGGGGCAGCAGCAGCTTCGCGCCGCTGACCGACAGACTCCCTCCCGTGACGGGGTCGCCGTGGTACCAGTCCTCGTCCATGTCCGGCACCAGGCCCGGCTCTGTGATGACGGGCCTAGCCACGCCCCTCACCCCTGAGCAGCTCATTGAGCCCGGTGGTGAGCCCGTCGATAACGAACGTGTCGTCGTCGCACCCGTGCCGCGGCTGCGCCTGCCGCTTCTCGGCGAACGCGGGCGGCTTGCGGACGGGAAGCGGCGCTCCCGGGTCGTTCATCTGGCACCACGCCGCGCCGCACTCGGCCCGGCAGGTGCAGTCGTCGGACTCGTACGGCCTGCCGGCGCAGCAGGGGCACGCCACGGGCATGGCGCCGAACACGATGACGTCGGTCCGCTCGCGCTTGTCGTCCCAGATCGCCCAGGCGAAGAACAGGGCGGCCAGGACGGCGAGGCCGATGGAGACAGCGCCTACGACCTTGCAGGCGTCCCACCAGATGCCCTCGAAGGAGTGCCAGGCGCCCGTGAGGAGGACGGCGGACGCGCTGGTCACGGTGCCCATCACTTTCCCTTCAGTGCGTCGGCGAGTACCTCGCGGCGCTCGGCGGCGCACTTGTCACGGGTCGCGCCGTCGAGCACGGCGGCTGCGAAGTCGGCGGCGTACGCCTGGGCGTACTCGTCGGCGGCGATGAGGGTGTCGTCGATGTTGCTCTCGCAGCCGGCGCACTTGCCCTTGGTGGTGCACTTGGCGTTGTGCGCGATGGCGCGGCGCATGGTGGCTTCCAGGTGCTCGCGGGCGTCGGCGGCGCTCACTGCTGCCTCGCCTTCGCGCGTGCCTCTGTCGTCTTGCGGGCCGCGTAGACCTGGTAGGTGCGGGCGGTGGCCTCGATCAGGGCGAGCGCCACGATCGCCGTGTAGCCGTTCACTCGGCGTCTCGCTTCAGGAAGCCCGTGTTACCGCAGGCACCGCACTTCACGTAGTCCTTGAAGCCGCCGCCGGTCGGGGCGGTCCGGACGTGCCCCATCGCAGCGCCGCAGCTGCACACGGCCAGCAGGTCAAGCGTCACCTCGTCGGTGTCGTGCTCAACCTGGCAGTGGAGCTGTACGGCCTCCATGGTGGCGTCTTCGGGCGGACGCCAGCCGCAGTCCTTGCAGTGAAGCTGCAGCGACTTGTTCAGGTTGCCGAGGTCGGCGCTCACGGTCGCATCACCTGTGCCAGCCGCTCGGCTTCGAGCACGTTGGCGACGCACGTCTCGCCCATCACCGGCACGGGCTCGGTCGGCGTGCGCTCGGGCCGCTTCAGCGCGGCGATCACCTGGCGGAGCACCGCCGGGTCGCTGGTGGCCACGGCACCGCGCATCTGCGAGCGGACGTACAGGGAGCGCTCCGCCTCGGCTGCTTCCTCTTCCAGGAACGCCGGGTCGGGCTGGCGTCGCGGCTGCGTGCCGAGCGGCCGGCCGTTGACGGGGCGTACCCGGACGTGGTGCTGCTCGTCGATGACGACCTGCCCGTCGGGGCGCTCCAGGACGGTGGGCCGCTCCGGGCCGTGGGCGGCGGGGTGGATCGCGGCTAGCTGGCCGGTGTCGTACTCGCGGCGAACCTGGGCGATCGTCTTGTCGCCGAGCACGGCCTGCCCGTCCGGCGGGGTGAGCAGCGTCGTGGCCGCCCCTGCGCACACAGCAGGGGCGGCCTTCCTCCACCGCACGGCCGCAATCGCGCGGCGGAAGATCTCGGGCACCGACGCGAGCACGGCGTCGACGGCGGTGCGCGGGGCGTGGCCGCCGGTGTGAGGCAGCAGCAAGGCGATCATGATGCTGCCTCCCAGGTCAGCTCGAAGAAGAACGGCGCTACCGCGCCGGGGCCGCGATCGTCGAAGTCGTCGATGAACGCCTGTGCCCGCAGCGGCAGGTGGGCGCGGAGCCTGACCTTGCTCTTCTCCCAGATCCGCGCCGTGTCGCTGGTGATCCCGACGTGCTGCCCCGGCGGGACGCCCTGGTCGATGATCGCCAGCGCGATGGGGCACTCGGCGCTCTGGCACGCCTTGCCCCGCTTGATGTGATCGGCGGTGACGGTGACCGTGGTGACGGTTCCGGGGGCGATCACAGCGGCCACCCGGTTTCGGCAAGGGCCTCGGCGAACTGGCCGGACGGGTAGCGGTAGTTGCCCCGGGCGCCCAGGCGGACGGCCGTGACCCTCTTCTCCTTCGCCCACTTGGTGACCGTGGACGGGTCAACGCGGTACAGCGACGCGACCTCGCTGGAGGTCAGCACGGCGGGGCAGCCCGGCGGCAGCACGGGGGCGGTCATGCGGTCACGCTCGCAACGGGCTCGAAGCCAGACTTCGCCGCGCCCCTCCGGGCGCGTTCGGCGACGGTGACCGGCCAGCGGTAGCACTCCTGGCCTTCGGTGCCGTAGGCGACGTGCTCGGGTCCGTCATGCCCCGCCTGCGCGTTGCAGATGTAGCCGCGGTCCTTAGCCGCGCAGGAATGGTCGCCGATGGCGCCGGTCACGTGCCGCGGGGGACCGGATGCCGCGAGCGGCTCGGGCTCCGGCTCGCCGGTCATCTCGGCGCGCAGCGCGACCAGCTCGGCGAACACCTCGTCGATCTCGGCAGGGGTGGACAGGAACACGATGACGCTGCGCCCGGTCGGGCCGAATTGGAGGGTGCCGTATGCCGGGCACGCGCTACTTCTGGGGCTCCACCTGTGGGTGACGCCTTCGAGCGACATGTCCTGCGTCTGGATGTGAAAGGTCATCTGGACTCTCCTTGGGTTACCGTTGAGTTGCCCGGTGGTTCTCCTTGGCCGGGCGGCAGGCGCTGACCTGCCATGCGTGGCAGCCCCTGCGTGCATGCGGGGGCTGCCTGGCTAAGTGCCGGTCTGGACGAGCTGGCGCTGCTCCCACGCCTCGACTTCGGCCAGCGGGTAGCGGATGCTGGCCTTGTCGCCGTCGGACTCCGGGCGGATGTAGTTGGGGCCGCGGTTCTTCTTGCGCCAGTCGACGAGGACGTGGAGCTCAACCTGCAGCCGCTCGGCGAGCTGCTCGGGCGTCAGGTGCCTGACGCCCGGCTTGACGGCGGCGCGCGGCGGCATCAGGACCCCACCTGTGCGGGCACGACCTTGTGGCGCTCGATGTAGGCGTCAACCGCTTCCTCGGGGATGCGGTAGTGCGAGTTCGGCGCGGTGCCGGTCTTGATTGCCTCGATCTCGCCCTCGCGGATCAGGGCTTCGAGCTTGGCCCGGCCTATGCCGATCCGTTCCCGCGCCTCTGCTGAAGTCAGCAATTTGGCGTCTCCTGTAGTTGCCAGTTCTTGCTAGTGACTGGCAACTTAGGGCACGTTGAGGGGCACTGTCAAGCAACTAGAGGCGAGTTGTGGCAAGAGTAAACCAGACATGTAGCGTACAGTTGCGTTGACTTGCCGCGACTTGCCGGTCATGATGTGGCCATGGCCCGGAACCCGCCATCGCTAGGCGCGCGCATTCGCCGCGCGCGAGAGCGGGCGCAGCTCAGCCAGGAAGACCTAGCAAGGCTCGTCGGCGCGTCCAAAAGGGCCGTCGGCGACTGGGAGAACGACCGGCGTAAGCCGCGCAACCGCCTCGGCGCGCTCGAAGAAGTGCTCGGCGTCCCCCTGGACGCCGAGCCTGAACCTGAGCCCGCAATTCCTAAGAGCTTGCTAAGGGAAATAGAGGCCACGGACGGCCTGACGGAAGATGAGCGCCAGGCCGTCATTGCGGCTATTGAAAGGACGCTCGCTAAAGAGCGCGGCGAAACGGGAGCGTCTTCGCCAGAGGCCGGCCAGGAATGGCGTCGGTCAGCGTCCTGATGAGCAGCGCCTTGTCCCGGTCGCGCCTCTCGTCCCACCGCGCCTTCCAGCACAGGGCCGCCACGACGGTGGCCGACGTCGCGCCGCCCACTGAGATGGCAATGGCAGGGTGCCCTACCTCCGCCCACGTTGACATCGCGGCCACGTCCCAAAGGCACGCCGCCGCAATTGTGACAATTGTCGATACAAGCGTGACCGGCCTGAACCGTCGCACTTTGATCCCCTGCACGCTGCTCCCCCACCCCTGGGTGATTAACGTTTCTTCACAGAAATTTAATAAGTTTCTTACGAGTTCGATAAACTACTCGTAGTTACAGCATGTTTGCAAGTGTTTCCCGTGGGATTCCACAGGACGCTGGATGCATCAGGATGCATCCAGCACAGCGCGAAGGAAGGAGCGCAGCATGACCCAGTACGACCCGAGACAGCGCGGCAGGCAGTACGAGAACGGACCCGTCGCGCCTTACCCGCAGCAGCAGCCGCAGTGGGGCGCGCGGCCACAGGACTACTACCCGCCCCAGCCGCCGCCCGTCGAGCGCAAGACCGTCACCGTCCAGACGGGCAGCAACGCCTTCCACTGGACGATGACCATCCTCACCTGCGGCGCCTGGCTGCTGGTCTGGCCGATGTTCCGCCGGAAGGTCCGCGTTACCACGAAGTACCGCTGATGGCCGTCTACGACCGCTGGCACGTGACGCCCCGCGAGGGCGAGCAGCTGCAGCCGTGCGCGTGCGGCAAGGGCCGCAACCGCCTCTACCCGAGTGCCGTCCACGGCCAGGCCAGGCGCTGGCAGGTCCAGTGGGAAGACCCCGCGGCCCCCGCCCGCAAGCGCCGCAAGCGCAACTTCGCGCTCCGCGACCCCGCCCGCGGCGAGGAACCCGACCCGGAGAGGCACGCCTCCGCGTTCGACGCGCTCACGCAGGGCAAGATCGTCACCCGCACCTACACCGACCCCAACGCCGGGAAGGTCACCCTGCGGCAGTTCGCCGAGAAGCTCCGCCAGGGCAGGCGGATCCCCAACCCCCAGACCGCCGCCGACCTCGAAGGGCGGCTGCGGCTCCACGTCTACGAGGGCGAGCCCGGCAGCGGCAGGACGCCGATGGACGCCCCCTCGATCGGCCAGCACCCGATGGCGCTGCTCGCCGCGCAGCCGAGCCTCGTCGCCGCGTGGGCCGCGGCCATCCCGCTGTCGCCGATCCGCGCCCGCCACGTCATGGGGGACGTGTCCTACTGCTTCCGGGTGGCGATCGACGACAACGTCGTGCACCGCGACCCGACCCAGGCGCAGTCCGTCACCTGGCCGCAGATCGGCCCGAGCAGGGCGCGCGCCTGGACGGCAGCGCAGGCGGACGCGATGCGCGCCGAGCTGCCCGCGCGGTGGCGCGTGCTCGTCGACATCGGCACCGGGGCGGGCCTGCGCCAGGGCGAGATGCTCGCGCTCGGCACCGGCGACGTCGACTGGCTCACGCGGGACGACCCGCGGGTGAGGGTGGTGCGGCAGCTGCGGTACGCCGGCGGGGAGTTCTCCTTCGCGCCGCTGAAGAACCGCAAGCCGCACAGCGCGCCGCTGTCGCCGGAGCTGAAGCTGCGGCTCCAGCGGCACCTGGACGAGTTCCCCGCCGTCGAGGTGACGCTGCCGTGGCATGACCCGGCCGACGCCGGGCGCGGCGGCCGCCACGGGAAGCCGGTGACGGCGCGGCTGATCGTGACGACGGCGCGGGGCCTGCCCGCGGGGCGCCACTCGCTGGACAACACGTGGCGGCGGGCGCGGCGGCGGGCGGGGATCACGCCGGAGGACGGGCGGGAGCGGGAGGACGGCTGCCACGCTCTGCGCCACACCTTCGTCAGCACGCAGCTGCGCGCCGGGACGGACGTCGTGCGGGTGGCGGAGTTCATCGGCGACTCGGTTAAGACGGTGGTCGACACCTACGCGCACTTCATGCCGGGAGGTGACGACGGCGACGCCCGCGCGGCGGTCGACGCGTTCCTCCGGCCGGCCCCGTGTGCCCCGGACGTGCCCTCTGCGGGGGAAAGTGCCCGGTAAATGCTGGTAGGCGGGCGGGTGTTACAGTCTCGGCATGACTGTAGCGGGCCTTTTCCGCGCTGCAGGTCACAGGCTCGCGTGTTCGATTCACGGCCTTCTACCTGTTACCTTCGTAAATCTTCGTGTAGTTTCCGGGGGTTTCGTAGACGTTACGGTGTGCCCTCTGTGTGCCCTGCCCACGTGACGATCGTCCCACGGCTCGGCATCAGCCGCACCATGCCCCTATCGGCGAGGACCCGCAGCGCGTGGCGGACGGTCATCTCGCCGACGCCGTACTCCGCGGCGAGGTCCTGGCGGCCAGGCAGCTTGCCCTCGTAGGGGAACTCTCCGGCGCGGACGCGGCGCTCAAGGTCGTCGGCGACCTGGACGTAGGCGTACTCGGTGTTGCTCAGGCGCACGCGGCGCGGGGGCTCGTCGTCGTCCACGGCTGGACGCTACGCGGGTGCATCACGCGTGATCGGGACGGGACAGGACGCATCCTGATGCATCCCGGTAAGCCGCTGCCGGCTACGAAGGTGCCCTTAGCTGGCAGGGTGACGACGAGCCCGCGGTCGCGGAGATCCTTAAGGGCGCGGCGGACGGTGCTGATGGCGACCCCGTGTTCCTCGGCCATGGCGCGCTCACCGCGGAGCATGGCGCCAGGTGGCAGGGTGCCGTCGGCGATCTGCGCCTCGACGGCGGCCGCGACGCGCTGCCACTCGTACCCGATTGCTGCCATGCGGAGCACTCTGCCACCCCTCTGAGCAGCGCGAATATACCCGTAGCGGCGCACCGCTATGCACCGCAGCGATCTGCGGCGTATGGTGGCACTTGACAACGTCATCAAACGATGGCGGGCCACCTGGCGGATTGCAGTCCACCAGATGGCCCTTGACCCCTCCTGAACGAACCAGGAAGAGGCCCACGTGGACTCTACAGATACCCCGTCCCGCACCGCTAGCGCCCCTCGTGTCGTCGGCTGGCTGGCCTTGGCGGGCGTCTCCCTCATCGCAGGCATCGCCTCGTACTTCCACGCGCTGACCGTCGTCGAGGCCGCAGGAGCGACCGCGCCGGTCGCGTACCTCGTGCCCGCACTGGCGGACCTCGTCATCCTCGGAGCGTCCGCCGACCTGATCTCAGCGTCCCGCGGCGGGGCAGGCAGGCCGGTCCTGACGATGGTGTCGCTCGGCGTCGGCATCGTCGTGACCTTGGCAATGAACGTTGCGGCCGGGTCGCACCACGGCATGGGCGGCCGGCTGGTCTCCGGCTGGCCAGCGCTGGCGTTCACCCTCGCGCTTGAGTCCCTCGCGGGGCTCGTAAGGCGCGGCCGTGGCGTCGCCTCCCCCGGCGCCACGGCCGCCAGGGTCGTCACTGTCGGCTGCGGTCACGGGCTGGCGGAAGCCACCGAGGACCGGGTTGTCGACGCGTACCTGCACCTGCGTGACTGCCTCGGTGCGAGGCCGTCTTACCGGGATCTCGGCCGGGCGTTCGGCATGCACCACGACACCATCGGCCAGCTGGTCAAGGCCGCGCTGAGCGAGGCCCCCGAAGAGACCGCGGACGAGCGCGAAGAGGTGCCGGCATGACCGCGCCCAAGATCCTCGCCGCCGTTGCCCTGGCGCTCGCCGCCATCCTCGGCGTGCACCTGCTGACGCTGCTCGCCGTCGCGGTGGTCGCGGTGACGGTCGCGGCGCTCACCCTCGCCATCGCCACCATCGTGGCGGAGTGCGGGTGGGGCCTGCAGCCGTGCAGGAGGCGGTTCGCATGGTGACGCGGCCGTACGACGACGAGCCCGGCGACGAGGAAGACGACGCCGTAACCGGCGAGGTCGTACCGTTCCCCGGCACCGCAGCGCCTGCGCCCCCGGCGAAGCCCGAACGCGGCGAGCCATCCGAGTGGAAGCCGGTCATCCCTGAGCACCTGCGCACCCGCGAGGGCCGCCGCAAGGCCGCAGGCTGGCAGTACAAGCGGGCCAGGCATCACTCGCTTTATCACGGCGTCCGCCTGCCGCAGCGTGTCGCGCTCACGGTCATGTGGGCTGGCGTCGGCGTGGCCCGTATCGTGTTCACCCAGCTCGGGTGGTGGTGGGTCAGCGAGCAGACGCTGCTGCGCCACCGCGCCATCGCCGACGGCGACACGGCTAAGTGGCTGGCGCTGCACAAGGAGGCGCGGAAGGTCCGCCTCGTCCGCGGCCTGATCCTGCTCGGCGAGGTCGTCGCCCTGGCCGTCGGCGCTGCGCTGCTGACCTCCGTCTCTGCGCTGCTGTGGATCCCGGTTGGCCTGGTCGCCGGGCCGGTGCTGGCGTGGATTGGCCGGCCGGAGGACAAGCCGATCGTCACCAGCTCCGTTGTCCCGGTCGCCGTCGAGCGGCTGACCACTGAGCTGATCGTCAACATGCTCGGCGTGCTCGGCATCGCCGAGATGAACAAGGCGATCCGTGAGAACCCGGGCAACGCGATCGTGACCCTTGACGGGCCCATGCGGGACGGCGCTGGCTGGCTGTGGCGGGGCGACCTGCCGATCGGCGTGACGGCCGGGGCGGTCAGCGAGAAGCGCGAGGAAGCCGCGTCGGGCCTGCGTCGCCCGCTCGGCTGCGTGTGGCCCGAGACGGACCACAAGCGGCACCCCGGAGCGCTTGACCTGTACGTCGCCGACGAGGACATGACGAAGGCCGACCAGCCCGCGTGGCCGCTGGCCAGGCGCGGCACGGTCAACATGTTCAAGCCGACGCTGTTCGGCTACGACCCGCGCGGCAAGGCCGTCACGGTCACGCTGATGTTCGTCTCGATCATCATCGGGGCGGTTCCCCGGATGGGGAAGACGTTCCTGCTGCGGCTGCTGCTGCTGATCGCCGCCCTTGACGTGCGCTCGGAGATCCACGCCTACGACCTGAAGGGAACCGGCGACCTCGCCCCGGCGCGGCCCGTGGCGCACGCCTACGGGGTCGGCGACGAGCCCGAGGACATGGCGGCGATGATCGCAGACTTCCGCGCACTGCGCAGGGAGATGCGCCGCCGGACCAAGATCATCCGCGACATCGCCGAAGCCGACCCGCTGCGCTGCCCCGAGAACAAGATCACCGACGAGCTGGCGAACGACCGGAGCCTTGGCCTGCAGCCGATCGTGATCGCGGTCGACGAGTGCCAGGTCGCATTCGAGCACCCCGCCTACGGCGAGGAGTTCGAGCTGATCTGCACCGACCTGGCCAAGCGCGGCCCGGCGCTGGGGATGCTGATCATCCTGGCCACGCAGCGGCCGGACGCGAAGTCGATCCCGCCGGGCATCCGCGCGAACGCGGTCCTGCGGATGTGCCTGTACGTCACCGGCCAGGTTGAGAACGACATGGTGCTCGGGACGTCCCAGTACAAGGCCGGTATCCGGGCAACCATGTTCGGGTTCGACGCCAAGGGCGTCCTGTACTTCGGCGGCGAGGGCCTGCGCCCGCGCATCATGCGCGCCCAGTACATCGACGGGCCGCTGTCCCGGCTGATCTTCGCCCGCGCCCGGCTCATGCGCGAGCGGGCGCACCGGGTCACCGGCTACGCCGCGGGCGAGGACTTCGCCGTGGAGGCCCGGTCGTTCGCGCGTGACGTCCTCGAGGTGTTCGGCGACGACGAGAAGCTGTGGGGCGAGACGATCGCCGACCGGCTCTCCGGCACGTTCGGCGAGGCTTACGAGGGCATCACCCGCGACGCGGTGCTGAGCCAGCTCCGCGCCCTCGCGATCCCCGTCAAGTCGGTCCGTGAGCCTGGCAGCAAGCCCCGCTCGGGATGCGAGCGCTCCGCCGTTCAGGAGCACCTGCGGGCGGGAGGGCTGTAGTGGAGACCCTGAAATGTGTCGCGCTAGCGCGACACGCGATGACCAGCGGAAACACCGATCCCCGCGACACTGCGCGACACGCCTCACGCTCTCTGACCTGCGATGTTCCGCTGTTCGCGGTCGCAGCGGGCGCGCGGCCAGTTTCACGGGCCATGGGAGAGCGAGCTGATGGGCTGGCGCCCGCAACTAAACGTGGTGTGCGGGCGGTGCGGGAAGCCGTCCGGCCTGCGGCACGTGTGCGTGTCGAACAGCCGGCGGCCGATGACGCTCAAGCCGCGGCTGGCGTTCGGGAAGTGCCCGAAGTGCAAGAAGCGCTACACCGCGGGCGGGGCGCTAACCCACCACTGCGCGCCGAAGTCCGACTTCACCGGGCGGAAGAAGCAGGCGGAGAAGGAGGCGCGCGAGAGGGCGCGCAAGGCGAAGCCGAAGCACGACTACACCGAGTGCTCCGACGACGCGTGCAAGCGGTCGCTGTGCGTGGCGTACAAGGCCGGGCGCCAGCTCGGCGACGAGGAAGGCTTCGCCCGCGGCTGGGAGCTGGGACACGACCGCGGCATCGCCGACTGCCCGCGGGCTCACAAGTAGGGAGGCCGTCATGGGCCATGTCCTGGTAATCCTCGTCCTGGCCATCGGGTGGGTGGTGTTCGTGCTCGTCTCGCCGACGCGTGCGTGCCCGTGCCCCCGCGGCCTGTGCGCCAAGTGCAAGGGGACCGGCCGCAGGTTCCGCCGCGGCGCCCGGCTCGTCCACCGTGGCCGGGTGCTGATCGCGGAGCGCGCGTGGAAGACGCGGGACGAGCGGTGATCGGCCAATGGGAGGGCTCCGGCACCTTCAAGGTGACCGGCTTCGGGATCGGGTCAGTGCTCGGCGGCGCGGCCGTCGTCGCGGTGGTCATGGCCGTGGTCGCGATCATCGCCGCGATCTTCTGGATCCTGATCGGCGTCGGCGTCGTCCTGCTCGCGATTATCGCCGGGCTGGTGGTCATGATCCGCCGCAGCATGGCCGCTCACAGGCCCTCGTTCACGGTGCAGGCGGAGGTAATCCGCGAGCCCAGGCCGCAGGTGCCGGCCGCTCAGCCGCAGGCCGTCGTGAACCACTACCACCTGCACCTGCCCGAGGCAGGCGCTAAGTCCGCCGACCCCCGCCTGCTAGAGGCGCTCCGGGTGCTCGGCACCACCAGGAAGGAATGAAATGCCAAACCACAACATCGTCAACCACGTCGAGGGCGGGGGAGTCATCTTCTCCGGCACCTTCACCGGCCCCATCAGCGTCGACACCAGCGACCAGGACGGCCCGGGCGCTGTCATCTTCGTCGACGACGAGGAAGAGGACAGGTCATGAAGTGGTTCGGAGAAGGCCCCGACACCGAGGCGCAGGCCAAGTTCACCGCGCTCCGCGAGAGCGGCTATGACGGCCCGGTCGACCAGAACGGCAACCCCGTCGAGGACCTGGCCGAGTGGATCAGGGAGCACTCCTGATGGCGCTGATCGGCAGTAAGACACTCGGCCGCCTGCCGGCCTGGCCGCGCCGGGTGCGAAGCGCACCCAGGGAGGACTACTTCACCAGCGAAGAGCACCGACAGGAAGCTGAGCGGCTGGCCTACGTGCTGGACGGCGTGCTTCAGTCGAACGCAAAGCGCTCAGTCGGAGACCTGGCCATGGTCGGCATCCTCCATGCGCTCCTGGGCGGGCAGTGATGGGGCCGTGGCCGAATGACAACCTGCCGGTGGTGCCGGGCGTCGACCACGCCCCGGACCACGTGGCGCGGATGGTGGCGTTCCTGGCGCGCCACCGGCAGGTCAGCATCCTGATGCCGGGGCAGGCCGGGGTGACGCGGCCGACCGCGACGTGGCTGGAGGCCGACAAGGACCCGCGCATCGACGGGACGCCGGTGACCGTGTCGCGGGATCACCTCGGCTTCCTGATGGATTACCTGGAGGCCCGCTTTGGCCGGGGATGACCTGACCGCGCTGCCGGACGAGCAGGTGCTGCGGAGAATGGCGCGGCACCTGGCGGCGCGGCGGGAGCACCCGGTGGGGACCGTCCTGTGGGCACAGGCCGTGCTGGGCTACGAGGAGTGTGCCCGGGAACTCAGCCGCCGGGCGCACGACCAGGTCATGGAAGCGCTCCGTGAGCGCGGCGAAGACCCGGACGCGCTGTGAAGCGGCTGCACGCCGAGCTGGCGTACCTGGTGGGCGTGACGTGGCTGAACGCGCGGATGGTCGCGCTGCCGCCTGCGGAGGTGCGTGAGAGGCTGGCCATGCTGGAGGCGCGGCGTGCGAGGCGGCTGGCTGGCCGATAACCTGGTCGCGGCACTCGCCACCCGCCCCCGGAGGACCGTTGGACCCGTCATGCTGCGCTGCCCTGCTCGACGTGGCGCGGCCAGCGCTGCCACCCGAGCTAGTCGGCCGGCTGCTGCGATGGGAAGACCTCACCGAGATCGAGCGTGAGCGGGCGGCCGCCGACCTGCGGATGATGGCCGTCCTGATGCGGACGCGCTAGACCGGTCGATCACGTCCGCGTTCGCGGCATACAGCCGGCCGATCTCCGCGAGCAGCAACCGGAACTGCCGCACGAGCCACCCCAGCGGGTTGCGCATGAACACGTACACCGACCAGCGGCCGAACTGCGTGCCCGCCGCCCCGCCGAGCACGCTGCCGAGGATGAACCCCCACCCCTGCCCCAGCTGGGCGAAGTCGAGCAGGGGCCCGAGACGGGTCACTCGACGCCGAGCAGCACGGGCCACGTCTGCGGCCCGACCGTCCCGTCCTCCGTCAGGTGCCGGTCAGCCTGCACCGCGCTGACAGCGGCAGCGGTCACCGGGCCGAACGAGCCGTCGACCGTCACCTCGGTCCGCCCCTTCTCCCTGAGCTGGAACTGCGCGGTGCGCACGTGGGTGCCGGTCGCGCCCGTGGTGAGGGTGGGGAGCTGCTGCATGATGTTCTCCGTCCAGTCGCTTGCGGGTGCGGGTGGTGCCGACGGGGGCGCTCCGAAGAAGCCGTCGTTCAGCGCTGACATGTCGATCGCGGATCCGCCGGCACCCGGGTAGCTGTCGGTCCACTGCGTCCCGTCGGCGGTGAGCATCCACCCGCACGCTGTCGGCGAGCAGACATGCTGGCCCTCGCCGTAGTGCGCGGTCAGGAGGCGCACCTGAGCCCGGTTCACGCCGAGCGCGGCAAGCCCGGAGATGACCGCCGGCACGTTGTCCCGCGAGGCGTACAGCACCGGCCGCCACTGGCCCGCCTGGATCCGCTGGTGAAGCCAGTCCGCAGCGCTGGCAGGCGAGAGATCGCCCGGCTCCATGTCGCACCCGTCGGCCACGGCACCGCCGCCGAGCACGGTCAGCGTCAGGATGTGCGCGCCGGCGAAACTTTGTTTCACCGCGTCCGCGTCCCTGCTGCGCTCGCCGTCAACGTAGGCAAGGTAGGCGTCGTAACCGTGCGGCATGTTCGCCGGGACGATGCTGTCAGGCATCGCGATGGTCATGCTGTCCTCCTCCAGATCTGCCACCGCCGGGTCCGGCGGGGCTGGTAGCGGTCGCAGCCGTCAGGACGCCCGCAGTACGTCCCGCGGTGATTGTGCTTGTGGCTCTCGTGCGGGCAGCCGCACACGGCGCAGGGCGGCCTCACGCCGATACCTGAACCGCCGCGCCCAGTGCGGCGGCGGCCACCGCCAGGCCGAGCAGCCGCTGGTACGCCGGCGGCACGCACGCGGCCACCGCCGCCAGGATCGCGGCGACGATGAAGAGCACTACGGCGGCGAACTGCTTGTCATTCACGGGTTCCTCCTAGTGGTGACTGGCGGGGCAGCCGACGTCCGGGCCGAGCTCGGCGAGCACGGCCTGCTGCTGCTGGTCGAAGCCCCTCGCCGGGTTCGCCCCGGCGTTCCCCGCCGGCGGCTTAAGCGCGGCGAGGCGGCTGAGGGTGGTGCACAGCCGGTGCTCGAGCAGCTCGCCCTGCTGCTTCTGCGCGGCCTGCTGCTGGGCCGCCTGGTGCTGCTGCGATGCCTGCTCACGGTGGTAGTAGCTGACCGAGAACAGGACCGAGAGGCCGCCTATGACCAGCGACAAGGCAACCAGCGCGACGAAGGCGTAACGGAGCTTGTTCACCCGAGCCACCCTCCCCAGATGATGGCCGCGAGGACGACGGCGGCAGCGCACGCTCCGAGGACGGCAGCTCGGTATGCGGCGTGGAGGACGGGCCGGTAAGCACCTGGTACCCGTGGATGGCCGCGATCGGGGCGACGAGGATCAGCCCGGCGGTGATGAGCAGGCTGGACGGGTCTGCTGACTGCGCCTGCCCGATGAGCATGTACAGGCCCGTTCCCAGGCAGCAGATATCCCGCATGACCGGGAACGCGATCGCCTGCCACCACGCCGCCCATGATGTTGTCGGCCGCCATTTCAACTAACGCCCTTTCCTAGCACGCGAATGCGTAAAATTGGTACAACAAAGCCCCGCACCTGCGGTAACAGGCCGGGGCACGGCCGAACCTTTAACCCTCTCGGAAGGTCCGACATGAAGACCGTACCTTTGCACGGCAAGCATGCGCTCGGTCGGCCTGTGCTGGTTGATGACGCCGACTACGACCTGGTGATCCCCTATCACTGGATGGCCAAGGCGTTCACCTTCTCGCGGTGGACGGAAGGCCCGTATGCGACCGGCTATCTCCCTGGCGGTCCCGGCAGGAAGCCAAGGGTGCTGATGCATACGCTGCTCACAGGCTGGCCGAGGGTTGACCACTGGGACGGCGACGGGCTGAACAATCAGCGGTCGAACCTGCGGCCCGCGACCGCCAGCCAGAACGGAGCCAACCGGCGTCCAGGAGTCGGCCACGCGTCGCAGTACAAGGGTGTTGGCCGCACGACGAGGGGCAATGCGTGGCGCGCCCGCATCACATTCCAGGGAAAGCTGCACCACCTGGGAACCTTCGCCGATGAACTGGGCGCCGCGAAAGCCTACGACGCTGCGGCGAAAGAACTGTTCGGCGCCTATGCGCGCCTGAATTTCCCCGACTACGTGGCTTCGTAGCAAGATCACCGATCCTCGCTCTCTGTTTGCCGTGCGGCGTGGTGCGCCGCGTGGATGTCCTCGACGGTGGGCCGCTGGTTCGGGTGGTGCCGGCGGCATGCCCGGTCACCTGCGGCCGTGGTCCGCTGGGCGTACCAGTAGCAGCCGTGGACGCCGCATTGGTTGTGCCACCAGAACAGCAGCCCGACGATCAGCCCCTGGCCGATCCAGGGCAGCAGGATCGAGCCGCTGCCGGAGAAGAAGTTGTAGTTCGGCGGCGTCCCCGGCATGTTGCTGCTGCCGGTGTGGACCGTGAGCCAGCGCTGAACGCCGTACCGCCAGAAGACGACGAGCAGAGCCAGGGCGATAACCGGTGCCCACTTCGCCGCGCGCTTCAGCCACGTCACCGCGTTCCCCTCCCGTCGAGCCACACGCCGGCCCGCACTCCGGCGTACGTGCCGGCGTAGTCGCCTGCCAGCCGCGCCGCGACGACCGCACCGGACAGCAGCAGGTCACCGCCGACGAACAGGGAGCCGCCGACCGCGCCGAGCGACGCCAGCCCGCAGGCGTCCTGCAGCGTGTCGCACGCCGCCGCCCGGTGTGCCCGCCCGGTTCCCTCGGCCCGCACCATGACCACGCAGAGGATGTCCTGCGCGGCCATCGCGAGGAACGCCAGCGGCACCAGCAGCCACGCGCTCATGCGACCTGCCAGGCAAGGAGGTCCGACCCGGACAGCACGGTCGTCGCGGTCGTGCTGCTGGTGTGCTGGCACCACATCAGCTGCAGGGCGCCGGCCTCGCCGGTCACGCAGGTGCCCTTCATGATCGCGCCGCACGGGGTTGTGCCGTTGCCGCTGAAGACGGGGGTCTGCGCCGTGGTGTACCAGGGTGCGTCGCTGGCAGCCCCGCCGGTGTCGCCGTAGGCGGCGTAGCCCATCGACGCGCCGGACGGGACCGACCAGCCGAAGTGGATGTCGCCGGTGCCGTTGGCGGCGGTGTAGCCGACTTTGAGCTTGAACAGGTAGACGGCTCCGGCGTTGAGTTGCAGCAGCAGCGCGTCGTCGGCCTGGAGCGTGGTGTTGTTGGACACCACCGACTCAGCGAGCGTCTTGTACGCGGCGATGGGCGCGATGCCGCGCACCGCCGCACCGGTCGGCCGGCCGCCCTTGTAGAACTTCGCGGGGGCAGTCACTGGACCTCCCGTGCGCCAGGGAACGGCCTGCCGCCCGGCGCGCGCTCGCGGAGCGCGCGCCGGGCAATCAGGGGTATGCCGAGGCGCAGGGTTTTCACGAAGGAGTGATGTCCGTCTGCGTCTGGGTGACCTCGTAGACCTTCGGGCTCGTGATCGTGATGGCCTGGTCGCCCGTGCCGTAGGTCTGGTCGTCAAAGAGTCCCTTGAGCGCCACAAGGAAGGAGGCTCGCGTGTATTCCCCGTCCAGGAGCGAATTCACGCCCCCGTTGTCCTGGTTGTAACTCGCGAGATCAGGGGACCGGATATTCGTTGCGTTCTCCATCGGAAGCACCAGGAATGCATAGGTTTCGCTGTCAGAGCCAGATCCCTCGACAATGTAAATTTGGTCGCCCACCGTGAGAACCATCTCGTCTTCCTTTCGTTGAGTTACTGCACTTGCCAGGCCAGGAGAATCGATCCGGCCAGGACTGTGGGGGCCGTGCCGCTGCCGGCGTTCCTGGCCCACTGCAGCTGCATGTTCCCTGCATTGGCGCCGACGCTGACGGTGCCGGACAGGATCGCGCCGATGTTGGTACCCGTGCCGTTGGTGCCCAGCGCTGGGGTAGACGAGGCGGTGTACCAGGGCGCGTCCGTGGGGTTCCCGCCAGTGGTGTTGCCGTAGACCGTGTAGCCCATCGACGCGCCGGACGGGAGTGACCAGCCGAGCTTGATGTCGCTGCTGCCCTGGGTGCCGCCGAAGTAGCCGAGGATCAGCTCGAAGTCGTAGACGGCGTTCGCCTGCAGCGGGATAACCAGGGCGCTGTCGTTGGCCAGGGTGCTGCCTGATCCCGGCTGGTTGGTTGCCTTGTACGCCGACAGCGGCGCGACGCCCTGCAGCATCGCCGCTGTTTCCCTGCTGCCCGCGTAGACCTGGCCAGCTGCGGTCATCGTTGCCTCCTCATGCCAGCGCCAGGACCGGGGCGAACCACAGGCGGACGTCAGCGCCCGCGGCCTGCGCCTTGACAACCCCGTTGACGCTGCGCGTAACGGTGAACGACTGAGGCGAGCTCGTGCCGCTGACCGCGGTGACCGTCATCCGCTCGCCGCCGACGTTGATGTCGAACGGCCAGTCGGCGGCCAGCGGCGTCCAGATGATGCCGGACGGCCCGGTCGTGCTCACGCTCAGCGTCGTCGCGTTTGAGCTCACGGCCGAGGCGAGCTGCGACCCGTCGGTGTCGACGCGCCCGTAGTCCGGGTCATCCAGGATCACCGTCTCGTAGGCGACCTCCGGGACCGCGTTGAATTCCATCGTGTAGTGGAATCCGCCGAGCGATTCCTTGCTGCCGAGGACAACCTGCTTGACCGGGTCGTAGATCACCAGGTCCGGCGCGTCGTCAATCTGGAGCATGTCGCCTAGCTCAAGGTCGGCGGCGTCCTGGCGGAGCGCGGCCATCTCGCCGCGGGCGAGGTTGAGCGGGATCACCGGCCACCGCAGGTCGTCAATCGTGCCCTGCCGCACCATCCAGCCGCCTACGTCCTGCAGCTGGTCGTCGTACTCGACGTTGACGGTCTGGGTGTTGGCGTAGTCGCCGATGCCGTCCGGCGGGTCGCCTACGCTCATGGCGCTGCCGTCGTCGAGGGTGACCTGCACGGTCGCGCCCTGGCTGCCGGACGCCGCCCCGCGGGTGACCGTCCAGTCATTTTTTGACAACTGGTCATCGTAAGTGGGATCGAGTCCGCTGTCGCCGCCGCCGGCGGCGACGCCGCCGAGCTCGGCCGCGGTGTAGTCGAGCGTCAGCGCCGGGGACTGGTCGCACATGCTGGCGAGCGTCCGGTAGCCGAGGGCGAGCACCTGCCGCGGCTCGAACTGCTGGCCGAGGTCGGCCGCCTCGCACTCCTGCAAGAGGGCGCTGAGCGTCGCCTGCCCTTGCGGGCCCATCTGCGCGCTGCCGGACGGCGGGCCGAGGATGCGGCAGGCGTACCCGTTCTCGGCGGCGAGGCGCGCGTACCGGACGGCGGCCAGCTCCCCGTTCCACGCGTTCAATGGCGCGCCGAGCTCGAAGCCGTTCGCCGCGAGGGACTGAACCTGGAGGTGGCCGAAGGCGGTGTCCGTGAAAGCGCCGGTCACGTCGGGCTGGATGAGGACGACGGTGCCCGCGCCGCCGCTGGCTGTCTCGGTGACGACGCCGCCTGAGTCTGCGCCGGGGGCGACGGCGAACAGGCTGTACTGGGTGCTGCCGCCGGCCTGCTGCGCGATCAGGAAGACCATCAGCGGGTTGCCGGAGGCGGAGAAGTTGTAGTACGCCGTGTCGAACGCCGTGCTGCCGTCCTCGGCGTAACCGGTCATGCCGAGGTCGCCGCTGGTGTCGCTCTTGATGTAGATGACGCCGCAGGCCGCGCCGGGGGTTACGACGCGGAGCAGGACCGCGTCGGCGGCGGGCGGGCTGAGCTTCAGCAGGAAGCTGACCGCCCATGCGCCGGTGCCGGTGTAGCCGGGCACCGGGGCCTGGAGCCTGGACCCGCCGAGCGTGGGCAGCGGGGCGCTGGCGATGAAGCTGGAGTCGGCGGCGAGTGACGGGGCGGGCGACGCGTCGAAGGTGATCGGCGGGCCGCCGGTCGCGCTGCCGAAGACGGTGGCGCCCGCGTTGTCCTCCATCGGCCAGTACGCGACCGGCGCGGACGTGCCCGTCTGCAGGAGGATGGCGCGCTTCATCGCGCTCATCGCGTTGTTGGTGCCCTGGCTGAGCCTGCGGAGCGGGCCGCCTGCCTGCGCCATCACGCTCATGTCGTTGCCGGTGACGTCCCACTTGGGCGGCTGGCTCGACATCTCGCCGTGGAAGCGGTAGTCGCGGCCGCTGACCTCCGCGCCGCCGCTGACCGACCACGCGTTCCCCGCGGTGTCCGTCCATGACGTCGTCCCGTTCGGCTGCGAGCCGAACGCCGCGTCGGCCACCACCGTGCCGCCGATGCCGTTGTAGACGCGGAACCCGTTGACCCGGCCGAGCATCTGCCAGGCGGGGTTGTTGGCTGACCAGCCCGCGGTGAGCGGCACGCTGGTGCCGCTGCCGGAGTACACCGAGGTGGATGCGCCGCCGGTGGGGCTGACCGCGCTGCCGAGCTGCGTCCACGTGCCGTCGATGCCGTCACTGACGTAGAAGGTGACGGTGCCGTTGGAGGCGTTGAGGGTGAAGCGGAGCGCGAAGTCGCCGGCGGTGAACGGGACCGGGACAGTTGAGACCGCCCCCCGCAGCGTCCCGGAGCTGTCCCGCCACCAGAACACCAGCGTCCCGTCATCCTGCGTGTTGATGATCCAGCTGCTGCCCGTGGTGCCGTCGTACTTGCTGACGAGGTCGCACGCGTTCCAGTCGGTCAGCCTGAGCCCCACGCGGACCTCGATCGACCCGGTGACGTCGAGGCGCGCGTTCTCCGGGCAGGACGCGTACGCGCCGACGGCGCCCTCCAGTCGCAGGTAGGAGGCGGCGGCGGGCACCGACCACCTGACCGGCGTGTTGCGGCCGAGCAGCCCGTAGTACGGCGAGAGCGGGTTGCGCGGGCTGAACCGGCCGTCCCTGTTGTTCCATTCCCATGCGCAGGTGGAAGGGTTGGCCTGGCTGGACTCATCCGGACGACCGCGCGTGATCGTGATCGGGGGCGAGTCGCCTGCCCGCTGGTAGGCGTACGTGGTGACGTCCGTCCAGGTGCCTGCCAGGTTGAGCGAGCACTCAAGGTCAAGGGGCGAGCCGGGGAACGGCGCCGGGGACTTGGCGGTGGTCGACGGCGTGACGGTGAGCGACGCCGTGGCGGTGTGGTGAACGGCGGCGGTCGAGGTCGCCGAGCCAGCAGGGGTGACCGTGAGCGCGGCGCTGGCGGCGTGGCCGTGGGCGGCGTGCGCCGTCGTCGCCGGGGTGACGGTGAGGCTGGCGGTGGCCGTGCGGCCCTGGCCGCTCTCGCCGTTCGCCGAGCCGGCAGGCGTGACGGTGAGCGCGGCCTGCGCCGTGGCCGCGTGCTGCCGGGTCGCCGTCGTGACCGGGGTAACCGCGAGCGCGGCGGAGGCGGCGTGCCCGTGGGCCGCTGTCGCGGACAGAACCGGGGCGACGGTCAGCGACGCGCTGTTCCCGGCCTCCGCCAGCGTGGCCGGCATCACCGCGAGCGAGGCCGCTGCCGCGTGCCCGTGGGCTGGCGTCGCCGTCCCGGCCGGGGTGACCGTGAGGGACGCCGACGCGGTGCGGGGATGCCCGCCGGCGGCCGTCGTGGCTGGCGTTACCGTCAGCGATGCGGTCGCGGTGCGCGGGTGGTCCCCGGACGCGGCGGTCACCGGGGTAACGGTCAGCGACGCCGACGCCGAGTGGCCGCGTTCGGCGGTCGCGGTCGCCGTGGGCGTCACCGTGAGCGATGCGCTCGCGGTGTCGCCGCCGCTGGTGTCCTCGATGAACCCGCCGGCCGTGTCCAGGATCGGGCTGCCGGTGGTGTCGAGGATGGCGTTGGACGGCCAGTTGCCGGCGCTGGCCGCCGCCATGGCGGGCGTTACCGTGAGCGAGGCGGAGTCTTTCGCGCCATGGGAGCGCGCCGCCGACGTCGAGGGCGTGACCGTCAGCGATGCGGTTGCGGTGTGCGGGGTCGTCGTCGCGGGCAGTACCTCGACGCCGATGAGGTTGCCGCCGAAGGTGCTGGCCGGGCTGCAGGTCCATCCGAAGGTGGTCGCTCCGGGCGTTGCGGTGGCCGACGTGCTGATGCCGGTCGCGGCGTTGTTGTACCCGTTGTAGGTCGCCGTGGTGGCCGTATTCGAGGCGGCCGTCATCGCCGACCCGGAGCCCACGCCGCCCGCGAGGTAGACGCGCGACCCGGCCACGGTCGTGGTCAGCGACCCGGTGAGCGACGTCGTCGACCCCGATGGGTCGGTGCTGAGCGTGTTCGGCCCGATCGGCGAGCTGGCCTGCCCGGTGATCAGCGTCGGGGAGACGAGCAGCTCAAGCGCCGTGCCGGTGACCGAGCTGGTGATCGTGAGGGTCGTCGACCCGGGGGCGGAACTGTAGACGTGCCAGAAGATCGCCGCCCCGGCGACGTCGAAGCTGTTCTGCGCCTGCAGCGCGCTGGCGTAGCTGGTGCCGTGGCTGTCCTGGCAGGTGAACGTGGCCGCCGAGCCGGGCGACGCGGTGAACATGTTCTCGACGCGGACCAGGACCATCGTGCCCGCGCCCGGTGAGAACGCGTTGGCCGTGGTGAACACGCCGGAGGTCGCGGCCCCGGTAGAGCTGGTTACCGGGCTGTCGGTCAGGCCCGGCACCCCGCCGCTTGCCGACGCCGACAAGGCCGGCGTGACGGCCAGCGAGGCGGAGGCGGCATGGCCGTGCGAGGGCGTCGCCGACTCGGAAGGGGCGACCGTGAGCGCCGCCGAGTCCTTCGCGCCGTGCTGCCTGGTGGCCGTAGTCGACGGGGTGACGGCCAGCGAGGCGGTGTCCGTGTGCGGAGTGCCCGATGCCGGGCTGTAGACGGCGGCGATGCCCGCCCAGTCGGCCGAGTCCCCGAGCGTCCAGGCCAGCGTCTGCGCGCTCGTGCCGGAGACGATGTGGTCGGCGACGCCGCCGCAGAAGTTGTTGCCGTTGGTGTTGGTGTAGAGGTTCGTCGCGCCGCTGGTGGTGAGCGTGATCGTCTCAGGGTCAAGGCTGCTGTCGTCGATCATCCCGCCGATGACCAGCGACCCGGTGACGGACGGCGTGACGCTCCCGCTGCTGACGGACGTGCTGGTGCCGGTGGCGCTGTTGCTCGTCGCCGGGCCGCCCGTCGCGACCCCCGTGTAGGTGCGGCCCTGGGCCACGTACAGGCCGGACGCCGCCGTGATGGTGACGTGGTAGGAACCGGAGGCAGGCAGGGTGATGCCGTCGGCCCGGTAGACGTACCTGTTCGCGCCCGACGCGGTGACAGATACGTCGGCCGTGAACGTCTTCGGCGTGGTCCCGTTGTCGACCACGCTGGTCACGGTCGCCGATCCCATGACTACGACGATCGCCTTGGCCCCGGCCGTGGGGTTCGTCCCCCAGGTCAGGGTGACCGTGGTCGTGGTGGCCGGGGCCTGCCCGGTGGCGGTCTGGTCGCCGGCGATCGTCATGGGCGGCTTACGCGGCTACGGGCTGAACGGACAGGTTCGACCCGGCGAGGACGGATACCTCGTCGCCGCCTGTCGTGCTCGTGACGGTGAGCTGAAGCGTCCCGGCCGCCGACACGGCGATGCGCGCCTCGAAGTCGAGCGGGTAGGTAGTGGTCGTCAGCGTCGGCGAGAGGCCCGAGCTGGTGGTGACCGTCGTCCCGGACACCGGGGCGGTATAGGCCGCCGTCTTGAACTGCCAGGTCACCTGGGCGGACGACGCGGTGCCGCCGAAGGTGAACGCGAACGTCTGGGTTGAGCCGGTGGTGCCGTGGGCGGTGTACCAGAAGCGGCCCTTCAGCAGGTAGGTGCCCGGCGTCAGCACCGCGGCCATGCCGGTGACGTTCTGCGCGCTGGTGCCGGCGCCGCTGCTGAAGGTAGCGGGCAGTGCGACGCGCTGGGCGTTGAGGTCGCCGGTGACCTGGAAGTTGGTGGTCGCGCTGGAGTCCTCGTTGCTCAGCAGGAGCTCCGCGCCGTTCCACGTCCCGCTGTAGCTGTTGCCGCTCACCGTCGCGACGACAGTCGACGTCGAGGACTGGCCGTTCAGCGTGATGCCGTAGAAGGTGCCGGTGACGGTGCCGGTCGGCCCGCTGAACTGGTTGCCCGTGATCGCGACGGTGCCCTGCTGGCCGGAGGCCGCCGCGAACGCGACGGCGATGAGCGTGGACCCCGCGTTGCCCGCGTCCCCGGCGTTGAACGTGTTGCCCGAGATGACGGTCCCGGCGCCCTCGTCGGCGACGAACCCCGACCCGAAGTCGATGGCGCTGTAGTAGTCGGCCGTCGCGTCGTCGCCCCACGCCTCGAAGTAGTTGTTCACCACCCGCGTTTCATAAGGGCGGCCTGCGATAACGGAGTCGTCGAAACCGAAAAAGTGGTTCCCGTCGATCTTCCACCCGGCGAGGGTTGCCAGCCCGATCGCCGGGTTCGCCCCGGCCGCGCCCTCGAAGATCGAGTCGACTATGAACCCGTCGGTGAACGCCCCTGACGGGTCGTTGGAGGCGACGGAGCCGCCGGCGCACTGGTAGAACTGGCAGTCGCGGACCCGGTTCTGCACGGCGCCGCCGCCGCTGATGATCTGCGTGCCGTTCGCCGTGCACGCGTCGAAGCGGATGCCCGCGCCGGTGTTGTAGCCGAACTGGCAGTCCTCGACGTAGCTCCAGAAGTTGTTCATGACCAGGAGGTGGCCGTCGCCGCTGGCCTGCGGGACGCTCGGCGGCCCGAAGAACGCCATGTCCCGGATGGTGACGGGCTGGCTGGCCTCGGTCGCGGTGTTCCCCGCCCAGCCGACCGGCGCGGCCAGCGCGTTAAGGTTCGCGCTGTCCGCCATCCGCAGCCCGGTGGCCTGGTTGATGCCCAGGTAGGTGAGGCCGCCCGGGAACTCGATCACGGCGTTAACCGTGTAGAGCTTGTCGAACAGGATCACGGACCCCGCCGGCATGGCGTTGAGCATGGCCTGGATGACCGTCGTGTCGCCGGACGTGTTGCTGCCGGTCGCCCCGGCCAGCCCGGGGCAGTACCAGCCCTGGAGCGCGGCGAACGACGCCGCCGCGTTGGCCGAGGTGACCTGCTCCACCGTCCCGGCCGACGGCGGCGTCGCGGCCACGACCCTCGCGAGCAGCGTGTCACCGCTCGCCAGGGACGTGGCCGTCCCGTAGCTCTGCCACTCGGTACCCGTCATGTCACCTTCCCCGGAATGAAGCGATCGGAATGGTGACTACGAGGCCGGGGTGATGCTGACCGAGATCGCCGTCATCGTCAGCGAGTCCCCGGTGTCCATCGTGACCGAGCTGGCCAGCGCCATCGACAGCCCGAACGTGCCCGAAGACGACAGCGACCAGAACGACAGGTCGGTGATCACCTGCCCGTTCGTCCCCGCCCACGACGTCCACGACGGCAGCGTCCCGTTCGCCGCGATGCTTCCCGCCGACGCCGACCCCCACGTCACCGCCGGGCGCGTGGTTACGCTCGCCACGTTGGTCGTGCCAGCCGACCCCGGAGGGCCCGTGTGCAGCTGCGCGTAAGCCGCGTTCGTCCCCACCGCCGCAGTCAGCGCCAGGTCCGCGTTCGTCGTGCTCAGCCCGTCAGCCATGAGCTTCCACCACCGTCGGCGCACCGTAGACGCGCTCAGTCGGCTCGCCGCACTCGCGGCAGGTGAACTCGTCCACGCCGGGTGTCACCCGGTCAAGCGGCGCGCCATGGCACGCCGACAGCGCCTTCTGGTGCACGCCCGTAGCCGTCACCTTGACTGTCAGTTCCTGCATCCCGTTTCCCTTTCCCTTGATCAGCCCGGCCCCGTACCTAGGGCAAGCTGCACGTTCCCGCCCCGGACCCGGATCGCCTGGCGGATGGCCCGCATGAACATGTCGCCGTTGTCGCTCAGCTGCAGGTGAAGCTGAGAGGCGTTTGCGCCCCCGGCCGCGCCTGCCGCCGCCGTCGCGGTCGCCTTGCCGAGCCCCGCCTGCGCGACCTGCGTCCCCAGCTGCGCCACCGTCGAGCGCAGCTTCGGGGCGGTCTGCTGGATGCCGTTGATCGCGCCCTGCACGATGTTCTCGCCGTGCTCCATGAACACCCGCGACGGCGAGAAGATCTTCAAAGGGTCGGTGAAGTAGCTCGCCACGTCCGACGCCAGGCCCGCCATGATCGACGGGATATCCGCCGCCGCCGACACGATCCCGTGAATCAGCCCGTCGATGATGTTCTTGCCGGCCGTCAGCATGTCGCCCGGCAGCGCGGCCAGGAACGACAGCACCCTGCCGGGCAGCGCCTCGAAGAACGCCACGATCGCGTCCCAGGCGCTGGCCAGGTCGTGGCGCACGTTGTCCCAGGCCGTGGCCAGGTCATGGCGGATCGCGTCCGCCAGCGTCGCCAGGTCATGGCGCACCGTGTCGAACGCCTTCACCACGTCACCCGGTACCGCGTCGACCACCGCCGCGATGTCATGGCGGATGTTGTCCCAGTCGGCCGCTATGTCGTGGCGGATCCCGGCGAGAATCGACGCGATGTCGTGGCGCACGTCGTCGAACGCCGCGCTGATGTCATGACGTGCCCCGGCCAGGACCGCGGCCACATCGTGGCGCATCGCGTCGAACGCCTGCGCTATCTGGTGGGTGTGGGTGAGGATCTCGTGGACCGCCATGCCGATCGGGTCCACCAGCCACTCCAGGATCACCTTCCAGTGCGAGGCGATCCAGTTCGCCGCGACGGTCAGCCCCGCGACGATGTCACGGCCCACCGTCGCCACCGCGTGCCGCACAGCGTCGAACGCCCCGGCGATGTCGTGGCCCGCCGTCGCGATCGCGTGCCGCGCCACGTCGAACGCCGCCGCCACGTCATGCCAGTGCTTGACCAGCTCCACGATCCCGATCACCAGCGCGGCGATCGCCGCGACCAGCAGCCCGATCGGGTTCGCCATCAGGTCGATGTTCAGGATCGCCTGCGCGACCGCCCACGCCCTGATCGCTCCCACGACCGCGAGGAACCCGAGGGCCAGCGCCTCGACGACACCCGGCGGGATCGCGCTCACGATCGCCGCCAGCGCCGTCGCGATGTCCGCGACCGCCGTAGCGACCACCGGCGTGAAGACCGACAGCAGCGCCACCACCAGCGGCACCAGCGCCGGCAGCAGCGCCAGCATCGGCTGCCACGCCGCCGTGACGACCTTGATCAGCGCCTGCACCAGCTTGTTAATGGAGCTTGAGAAGCTGTCACTCGCGAACGACTCGAAGAACTTCCCGATCAGCCCCGCCAGCGTCGGCAGCACCTTCAGCAGCGGCCCCAGCGCCTGCGTCGCCAGCTTGATCAGCGCGTCCACCACGTCGACCAGCCCGTCAGACAACGCCACGGTCATCGCCCCGAAGAAGTCCTCCGCCGGGCCCACCAGCGCCGTCAGCACCTTCGCCAGCGTGGTCAGCACCATCGTCGCCAGCTTCTCCAGCGGCGGCAGGATCGCCACCACCGCGCCCGCCAGCGCCCCCGACAGCGACGCCCCCAGCCCCGTCGCCAGCCCCGCCAGCTGCGAGATGATCGGCGCAGCCGCCTTCAGCACCCCGTTCACCAGCTGCCCCAGCGGCCCCGCGACCGACTCGATCGCGTCCTCCAGCGCCCCGAACGCCCCCGTGTTCTCCATCGCGCTGAACACCTGCGCCAGCGCCCCCGCCAGCGCCGTGAACCCCGGTGCCGCCGCCTTCACGATCGCCGCCACCGCCTGCAGGGCCCCCGACAGCGACGTCAGGATCGCCCCCGCCAGCGAGCCGATGACCTTACCCACCAGGATCAGCCCCGGCATGATCGCCTTGATCGCGCCGCCGAACGCCGACAGCACCGGCGCCAGCGTGCCCGCCAGCGAAGCGCCCAGCTGCCCGATCACGGGCAGCAGCCCGTCCAGCAGGTCACCCAGCAGCGTCAGCACCTGAGCCGACGCCTTAACCGCCGGGGCGAACGCGGAGAACATGGCTCCCAGGTCGTCGCCCAGGCCGCCGAGGATCCCCGCGAGCGCCTGAACCGCGGGCTGCGCCGCCCTCATCAGCGAGATGAACCCGGGCAGGATGCCGCCGACGAGGCCCTCGAGCCCGTACACCAGCGGCTGGATCATCGGCGCGATCGCCTGGAACACGCTCCCGATCTGCGGGCCGATCTGCTGCATGAACGAGCCGAGCTGCTTGAACGCGTCCTCCAGCGGGGCGATCAGCGGCTTCGTCGCCTGCGTCATCACGCCCTTCAGCGTGGTCACCAGCGACGTGCCCGCGTTCTTCACGCTCGCGTTCGTCGACACCAGGAACGCCGCGCCCAGCCCGATGCCAGCCGCCGCGCCCAGCCCGGCCGTCAGCGCCGGCAGCGCCGCCAGGCCGGTCAGCACCCCGCCCGTGATCAGCGCCGGCAGCGACAGCGGCGGCTTGACGTAGTCGACGAAGCCCTTCCCGAAGCTGTCGCCGGCATTCTGGCCTGCCAGCTTGGCCGCGGCCGCGGCGTCCCTTGCCTGCTGCGCCGCGGCGCGCTCGGCGTCGCTGGTAGCCTTCGCCTCCGCCCGCTCCTTCGCCGCCGCGGCCTGCTCTGCCGCCCGCGCCTCACTCGCCGCCGCGCGGTCGGCGGCCGCCGCCTCCTTGTCCGCCGCGGACTGCGCCGCCGCAACCTCCCGCTGCGCCGCGGCCTCCGCTGCCGCGGCCTCCTTGTCGGAGGCGGCCTGCGATGCGGCGGCCCGCGTCGCGGGAAGATCCTGCAGTTCCCTCATCGCAACGGCCAGCGCGGCAAGCTGGGACTCTGCGCGGGCAGCCCCGGCGACGGTCACCTTCGGGTTGCTGACCGTCCCGTTGACCGCCGCCAGCTTCGCGTTGATGTCCTTGAGCTTGAGGACCGCCTCGTCGTCGCCGACGTCGACCTTCGCCTCGCTCACCTGCCGGCCCAGCTCGTCGAGCTGCGCCTTGAGTGCGGTCAGGTCGGGCTTCGCCCCGTCGGTCGCCTTGATGGACAGCGAGACGTAATTGTCGGCGATCTCTATTCACCTCCCTCCGGGTCCTCGTCACGGTGGCCGAGCTGGTAGACGTCGAGCATCCGCAGCACCCACCCCGGCAGGGCGAGGATCTCCGGCGGCGTCTTGTGCCAGCGGTCGCACAGGGCGATTACAAGTTCTGCGGTTCCGAGCTCGGCAGGCTTGACGACGCGGCTGCCATCGCTGCGAGTTCCTCCGGCGAGGTCATGCCAGACCCGGAGTTCCCCGGCAAAGGGTCGGGTGCCTGCGCGGTCCCGGTCAGCCACGCGCCGATGACCGCCATGACGAACTGGAGGTCAAGCGTCCGCAGGCCCTCGATCGTGGGCGGCACCGGCTTGCCGTGCTTCTCCACGTTCCAGTCCTCGAGCACCGCGGCGAAGTTGTCGAGCAGCTTCGTCACCACCGGCATCGCCGCCGCGAGGTCGACCTGCTCGGCGGTCAGGACCGTGTAGTCCTCCATGACCCCCGTCAGCAGGCCGAGCGGCGCGCTGTCGACCGTGACCTCGAGGCCCTCGTACTTCGTGCCGGTGAAGTCGAGCTTGTTGCCGGTGCCCGGTGCCTCGAAGCCCATTACGAGTTAGTCCAGGTGGGCGCGGCCCCGTTCTCCAGCGACGCGTCGGAACTCCACGTAAGCTCGCCGCCGTTGGCCCGGGCGACGTCGTAGGAGCTGATCAGCATCTCCATCGACAGGTTCGGCGTGGTGCTCGCGGTCGGGGTGAGCAGCACCGTGCGCGTCACCGACGTGGACGGCACCGAGGACAGCACCGCGTGCGACATGTTCGCCGCCGCGTTGAAGACGCCCTTCAGCTGGACGGTGCCGTCGGCGAGCAGCAGCAGCCGCTCGTGCGCGTACTTGTCCACGCCGGTCGTGTCCTGGAGCGCCCGCGGGGTCGCGAGCGAGAAGTCGGTCACGTCGTTGGTGATGGTCTGCGGGGAGCCGCTGGCGTCGTCCACCACCACCGCTGCCCCGAGTCCGCTGGTCTTGGCCATGGGTCATCCCTTCCTGAGCTGGTCTTGCAGGTTGCCGGCGTGGTCCATCAGGTCCTCGCCCCAGTCAGCGAGCCGCGTCCGCCTGATCAGCGGGCCGCCGGTGCCGGGGTCGACGAGGAAGCGGGCGGGGCGGGTGCGGTGCTCGGTGAAGCACCGCTGGCCGGACTCGAAGCGGAACACCGCCGTCTGGGATCCGGGCAGCGCGGGCAGCTCCCGGTAGGTGCGCCCGGTCTGGCCGGAGCGGATCAGCATCGCGACCTTCACGCCCATCGGGTCGGCGAGGTCGCAGACCGTTTCCCAGCCGCGCGCCTGCTGGTCGCAGCCCACGTCCTCGCAGGCGGCGACGATGCTCGTGTCACGCGGCAGCTTGATCAGGTAGTCACGGGTGGCCGCCGGGTAGGCCGCGCCGACCAGGGTCCTGGCGCCCATCAGAAGCTCACGCTCACCGGGTTGCGGGCCATGGCCACGGCGAGCACCGCGTTGCTGAAGGTGCCCGCCGTGATCACCCGGAGGTAGCGGTCCACGGTGGTCGTGTTGCTGACCGCGACGCGCTGCGCGGCCGGCGCCGCAGTGACCGCGGTGAAGGCGATCAGGTCCGCCCACGTGCTGTTGTCGGCGCTGTGCTGAACCGTGACCGTGACCGACGTGCCGGTGAACCCGGTCACCTGGAGGTAGCCCTGAGCGCCCCACGCCGTCTGCAGCGTCCACGCCCACGTCGGCGCGGCCGAGTAGGTCAGCGTGATGCCCTGCCCCGCGGGGACGGTGTAGGTGCCGTCGCCGGCGCCGACGCTCACCCCGTTGACCACCACGTTGCTGACCGTGCCGCCGGTGACGACCACCGTGGCCGGCAGCGGCGACGTGTTGGCCGCCGCGGTGCCGGACGCCGGAACCGACGGGGTAGTGAACGCGGCGCCGCAGTCGAGGTCCGGGCCGTTCGTCGCCGTCGTGTCCGTGCGCAGCCCGGCCGTCAGCGGCATGCACCACTCAAGCCCGTAGCCCTGCCCCTGGCACTCCGTCTTCATCGTCAGCGCGCCGTCGTTTGCCCTGGCCGGGTCGTAGTTGACCTGCTTCGCGTTCACGCACGCCACGGTCGGCGCGGTGCCCATGGCGAGCGGCGGGGCGAAGAACGACGCGACCACGTCCGTCCGCGGAAGCGAGTCCAGCACCGGGACGCTGTTCGCGAAGTTCCAGAAGCTGGTGAACGACATCGACCCGTCACGCAGGCCGCCGATGCGGGAGTGCGCCGACTGGGTGATGTCGGTGACGTCGAGCAGCGCGACCGTCCCGCCGATCGTGTCCGCCGCGCTGATGTCCCCCGAAAGGTCGTAGCCGCCCAGGAGTAGGCGCGCCCCGAGCCCGCTCTGCTTTGCCATCTCCTAGGCCACCTGCTTCCAGACGTCATCCACGACCAGGGGAATTACTAGCTCGGCCACTCTGAACTCCTGGCCGTCCTGCGCGATGTAGGCCGGCGTGGCGGACAGCGGCTCGCCGTAGCCGCCGAGCAGGTCGATGAACGCGACGTCGCCGCCGAGGGTGAACGCGCTGCTGAACGCGCCGATCACCTGCGACGTGAGGGACATCAGCTGCGGGTCGATGTCTTCCTCGTCGCGGCTCTTGAAGTTCACGTAGATCCGGCCGGAGTACTGGATCCGCACGGACGTGGCCGCAAGGCCGGAGAAGCCGCGGGCGGGGCCGATGCCCGACCACCACAGCGCCAGCGCCGGGAGCGACGTGGGCGCTGCCTTCGGCTCGTGCTGGATGACGTTGGAGCGGAACGCGCCGATCTGCTTGCAGGGGCTCACGATCCGCGCGAACTGGGTATTGATCGCGGCCTGGTCGAAGTCCATCAGTCACCGCCCATCCGGGGCAGTACCTTCTCCAGCTGCTCTTGCGCGATCTCCTGCGCCTTCTTGCTGAGCGCGAGCCGCGTCTTGCTGAACAGCTTGTAGCCCTTGAACTTCGCCGACTTGTTGCGGTCGGAGGTGCCCTCAAGCCACGGCGCCCAGGCGACACCGCGCTGCTGCGGGCCGGGGATCCGGACGAGGGTGGGTGACACCCGCTTGGTCTTGAGCGCGTTCTGGAAGCCGCCGCGGGCGCGGCCGGTCTTGTCCATCGGGAAGGCGCGGAGCATCGCGACGCCCTCGTCGGCGATCGCCTGCGTGGTGTTCGTCGCCCAGTCCTGCGCGGCCTTCTCCGCCTCGCCGTTCTCCAGCGGCCCGGATACGCGGCAGTCGACGCGGACCTTCAGCGTGCCGGTCACTCGATCACCCGCCGTTCGCTGACCCAAACGGCATCGGTGAACGGGTCTTCCTCGTGCACGGGCCCGCGCGTCAGCGCTAGCTCAACCTTCTTGCCGTTCAGCTCTTCCGGCGCGTTGTCATCGGCGAATAGGCACCATCGGGAGCCAGGCTCAGTGAAGCCGCCCACCTCGACGAGGTGCAGCCCGGCGCCTTCCCACGGGGGCGGAGGCTCGGCGTCAAGCAGCTCCTGAGACACATGGACGTAGTAACGAGCAGCCATCAGATCGTCCTCTGCCGAACCTTGCGGCCGTGCCGTGTCCTGGCTTCCGCCCACTTGTCGGCCAGCCCCGAGCCCGGCGCGGGCATCGCGCTCTCCCCCGTGCCAGCCGTCCGCGCGTAACCGCTGCCCTCTTGCAGCAGCGTGTTCTCCACTTCGGCGATCGCCAGCCCGCGGATGATCGACGGCACCCGGTGCCGCACCACCGCGTCACCCGAGCTGGCCGTTACCGCCGTGGTGCCGAGCTGCGCGCGGAGCACCGCCCATTGACGCCACGCGTAGATCGTGGCCGCGCTGTGGCTGGCGAGCGTTGAGCCGTTGAATGCCCGCCGCACCGTCGCCACGCTGCCGATCACCTTCTCAACCAGCAGATCCTCGCTGTCGAGGGTGATCACCTCGCCCGGGTTGAGCGCACCCGTGCCGGTCCACGTCAGCGCCTGGTCGTCGTCCTGCGCGGTCGTCACCCCGCCGCCCGACTGGGTGAGGCCAGTTGCCACGGCGGTCACGTCGGTGATCAGGACCCGCTCGCCGACGTAAGGGGCGATCGCCCCGGCGTGCGGCGCCGACGACGGGAACGGGGCATCACCCCGGCCGTAGCCCAGGATCACGAGGTCACCAGGTCCGGCCTTGGATCCGTCTGTGACCGTCACTGACGCGTCTGTTGTGTTAACAGATGCCGCGAGCGCTCCGGCCGGTTCGGCGTCCGCGCCGTAACCCCACGTGCCGCTGATGGCGATCGCGTACTGCG